ATAGTGATGATCATTTGACGTTTTTTCATGTCATCATACGCTGAATTGTAGATAAAGTTGAGATAACTCTTTAAAACGGAACTATAATCTGCTTGAAACTCTGTTTCATGCTCGATCAAATGCTTTCTCAAACCTAATACATTTTTATTCTGTAGATACTCATCAATTACACCTGGTGTCTCTTTCTGAACATCATTAACAGTTATAGTAAGTGTTCCTGCTACACAGTATTTTTGTACTGTATTGATGGTCTTTCTAATATCAGGGAAACTTTCCTTAATAATCTTAACTAGCTTTGACTGTTCGGTAGGAGGTACCTTGATCTTTTCATTCTTTAGAATGTGTATAACACGGTTAACTACATCTTGAATGCTTGGATTTAAATCAAAGCATTGCGTTCTACTTTGAATAGCTGGTATAATCTTGTGTTTGTAGTTTGCAGTTAAAATAAAGCGGGTATAACCACTGTACTCCTCCATAATATTACGAAGAGCTCTTTGACCGTCAATGGTTATACCGTCTGCTTCATCTAGAACTACTACTTTAATTTTACCATCAATACTTTTTGTCTGTGAAAACCCACTAACTTTGTATCGAATTGTATCAATACCATTTTCATCTGATGCGTTAATGTAATAATAATTACATTTAAGAATATCTCTAACTAAAATACGAGCTATAGTAGTTTTTCCAATACCAGGAGTTCCTACTAATAGCATATTAGGTATTTCGTCTTTAATATTCTGAAAATAGTTCCTATTCTCTGGAGAAAGAATCATCTCCTCCAGAGTTGTAGGTCTATACTTTTCGATCCAAAGGTTATTGAACATATTAGATTTGTGTAATAGTTCCGTTTACAGTCGTTTCATTAGGTAGAAGCTTATCAGAGGAACCAAAACCCTTTTCACCACGTTTTGAATCTTTTACTTGGGTTGTCCACTTAACATTGGCCTGAATGAGAGGGTAAACAATAAGTTGAGCAATCTTATCACCAGATTTAACCGTATAATTTAAATCACTATTATTGTAGAGCTTGATGCCCATATCACCTCTATACGGGTTATCAATAATGCCAAAATGAGGGAAGATACTCTTATTAAATCCTAGCCCAGATCTACCTTCAACTCTAAACCAATAACCTGGTGTAATATAAGCAAGCTTCAATCCAACAGGAATTACTGCTGAACCTCTAGCTGGAATCATAACTTCTGCTACTGAACATACATCCAGGCCTGAATCACCTGTGTATGGATCTGCGTGGTTGTACTTAGGTAGTACAGCCGAATCATGTGTCATTAAAAATTCAATATCTACTGGAAACATAACCTATTATAGAATACATGCACTTTAAATCAATAAAGAACACCATAAGTAATAGTATGGATGATAAAGATGTAGATTCAGCAGTTAATCAATTAATTGATCAGCTTAATCAAACTCAGACTATTTCTAAAGAGATACGTAATACAGATGATCCAGTTAAGAAAGAGAATTTAGAGCAGTTTTTATTGCAGTATTCTGGTAAGTTAGTTAAAGGTAGTGTAGATTTCGTAGATGATATGAAACAGTTTATATCTTCTTCCCCTACTTCTGAAGATGTAGAAGCATTGGCTAAGTTAGTCGCTTCATCAGCTGCTGCCATAGAAAGTCTTAATAAAATTTTATTAGCTAATAAAGAAGAAGAGAGTAGAGTTAAACTTAAAAACATGGATACAGATACTAAAGTGAAGATCAAAACCATGGATATTGAAAGTAGAAAGCAAATGCAACAAGTCAGCATTCAAGGTAAACTAACAATGAATAGAGAAGAATTGTTAGAGAAACTATTAAACGAAGCAAAGATAGTTAATGTAGAAGCTACGACAGTGCAAACTGAGAAGAAACTTCCAACTTAGTTAACTGGTTCTTTAAGGTATCTAAGTTTATAATTGCATTCTCCATATTAGTGTTTGTATACTTAAATAGAATTGCTTTACGTTCTGGATCTAAATCTTTAGGATTTAGTTGTTTGAAGAAAAATACAAAACTAGTTAAATTACCTAACACACTTCTTATTACATTCAGTGTAGGTATTTGATTAACTATCGACCTATTATAATAATACAAATCAGTAACTAAATTTGTACCGTGAGGTAAAGTAGCTGTAATTTGACTTACGTTATTTTGTATTAAACTTAAATTTTTCTTTAATAAACAGTCAGCATAAAAACTAAACGTCTTTGATACTGTTAATTCATTGTTGGAAATTTTATTTAAAATAGAAGCTGGTATATTTGTTTGAGTGAAGTATAAAGTACCGTAAACGTCGAATATAGGATTAACACTATTATCAAAAACGGACACTGTATCAGATATCATACCTATATCATCTGAAAATGGTTTAAATAAGGTGTTGTTTTGTATAGATTCATCGACTCTAGCTTTATACTCCTCAGATAACGACATGTATTTTTCTATAAAATACATTTTAAAATTATTATCCATACGTTTCATACCCACTTCTTCACCAGATTCATTATAATTAGGAACTGTAAAATTGGTAGCATTTAATACATTATATAAATTACCATAAGCTTTCAACATGTCCGGGGATAATTTAGCCTTATCAAACTCAATGTTTTCATTTAATTCAGCCAAATAATCTCCAATAGCATCTAGTATGTTTGTTGTTTTATTGTAGAAGTCTACACTAGTAGCTTGTATAACTCCCACATAATCTGGTAAAAGTGTTGTTTTATAGCTCATATTACATCTTCACTGTTTTTAAGATCTTTAAATTGGTACGTTTTTATCGCTATTATTTTATTGAAATATTGCTCATCATTTACAAATACATGTTCAACGTTAACGATAAGATATATTCCTAAAAATTTATCATCAAAATCATTATCAACGTAAGTACCATTTCTATCTATACTAATGAATCTTCCAGTTTTTCTATGCATTGACCCTTCAACAACTAATTCAATACCTAAATTCTGTAAAAATGCATTTTTAAGTATTCTATTCCTTCCTAGCGCTAATTGCAATGAATCTGAATGATTTGCATATACTAGAAATTTGTTATCATAGTTTTGATTAGTTTTTTGGGTATTATTTAATATTAAATTTGGTGCTGGTGAGTCGTTTTTACCTTTCATCGGTTTGACGTAATTTTCAGTAAAAACTGTCTTCACGTTTTCTATATTTCCATCCACACAATTAATAATAAACTGTTTTGCATTAAAGTTATGACTGTGCACTAAAGACGTTTTTACTTTATTTTGGTAGCTTGAACCTGAGGGGTTAAAAAACTTTATTTCTTTTACGTCACCTATTTCACCAAATTCAAATGATAGTCTTGGCTTTTTTAAATCGTTAGGTATAACTGAATTTACGCTTTGAGCATTCGATATGGTAAAGTTTTCAGTAAATAATCCTCCTCCAGCATCATTTTGTTTATCATAAGCATTTTTAAACAAATTACTCAAACTTAAGAGTGTGTATTCACCTGTATAATTATCTTTTTTAAGAAATGAAAAATCTTTTGCTGGGCTATTTGATACATGATAATCCATTACATAATTTAAATCATCTAAAGCTGTAGATTCTGCTGGTGATGTATAAAAAAACTTACTATCACCATCTTCAAAATATGGAGTTTGACCATTATTGTCGTAATAAAATAAATTATTAGAATTTAACCCGTCTGTTAAAATCTTTTTTAACATTTTACCTGTTTCAACACTTCTATCGGCATTAGATAAGTTAGAAATATTTTTTTGCTCTAATAATTTAGAAGAACTAAAAAATATCTTCTTTTCTGATAATATTTGTAAATCAAAATCTTTTATATCGTATTTTTTAAGCTTACCTTGTTCATCAAATGCGTCAGTCTCATTTGCTAATACGAATCTATATTGAAGCCCATACTCTTTATTAAATTCTTCAGATGATTCATCATATGGGTTATTATTATCCAATAAAGGTATAATAGTTAGTAGTAGAAGATCTCTTCCGTCGCCTCTTGTTCTATAACCTCTCAATATAATATTATAATCTGAAAATTCTGCTTTTGTTTGATCAGAAAAATATCGTTCAATAGCATCTTCCCTGTTATCTACCACTAATTTACCTGTAAAAAATGGGCTAAATAGATTATCGTTTAAATATAATTCTTTTATAGCACTTTTATAAAGATCTACTGTTACACCTGATGGGTTAATCAATGTAGCTTTAAACAAATAATTTTTCTTGTTTATTAGGCTTACATAATCTAGATAAGAATCCACATTATAACTAAAAAAATCGCTATTTCTCATTGTAGTTGCTGCTGTATATTATCTAATATCGGTTTTATATATTCTCTTTTTATTATTTTTAAACTTTTACCTGAAAGTGATGGATCAAACGGGGTTTTAATATCGTTAATTAAGCAAATTAACCACCAAAGATATGTGGTACCGTATAGATTGTAACTTAAAGTTGTTAATGGTACACTAGGTGGTAATATTGCAACATCAAATATTGTATTATTAAGGTCTTTAGGAGATTGAATTGTTTTTAAAATATTGTAAAAGTAAAATTTACCTTCTTCTGTTTGATACAATTTAAATATATTTTCGTATCTATAAGGTTGTAGAGAAGGTAATTCTTCTATAAAATTTTGATATTGTCCGTTCATGTTATGCGTTTTGCGGGGTTGGTGACTGATTTACTGTTACTGGGTTTTTATTGACGCCAGCTATCATAAAGTTTCTAGAGTCTGGATTTAAACCGGTGACTTCTAAAGATATTTCATATGCATCTGGTACTATGGTTTCCACCGTTTTTGTTTCAAACCCTGGAGGTAATTCTATAGACATCATGCGTCTGTTACCTAAAAAGTTTATAGATAATGATGAAATGTAAGCGTATGGTAGATAAACATTACCTGGTAAGCTCACTTCGTATAATACAGGTACATCTATAACACTTCTTGTTACTCTGCCTGGTTTATTTTGATACACTAACGCAAATATTAATTGCCAATTTTTTCTAATATCGTCATAGTTAATAGTGTTCAATAGAGGGAATTTAACTCCTATAGTTCTACCCCCTTCGTTCATTGAAAATTGTTTTGTTTTTTCTATATAAACACCAGGTTTAAGAAACGATGTAACTGAAGTCAATACATTTGCAGCTGTTCTACCTTTTTCTGCTATTGCTTCTAAAATATTATCACTTGATTCTCCAAATGTGTTACTGCTGTTGATAGAACTATCAAAATAAGGTAGCTTATACTTAAACCCTGTATTTTCTAATACATATAAATTATTGTACGGTGTTAGTGTAGGGCTTTTTAAGTCATTTTCAAATACCAATTTTTTAGCTTGCCTTACAGCCTTAGCAGTAGCTTTTCCAAAAGTTGATACCGGGCCATTAGCATTAGGATTATTTACTTGAAAAGCCCCTTGTAGAAAGTTTGTAGCGTAAGTTGCTCCTTTATCAAAATAATTTAAAACCACATCTGGTAAATTTGTCTGACCTATGTCTTTAGCGACTAAAATGGAGTTTGCTATATTAGACACAATACTGCTTGTTACAAGTCTTTTTTCAATTAGGTAAATGTATGGAACATCTCCTCTACTTGTTTGAGGTGATTTAGTCCATGGAAAATCTCTAACTATATCTATATCTTCAAAAGCTACATCTTGATTGTATACATATAGCTGCTTCATATCTTTGATATTTGAAGCTACACTACTTGCTACGCTTGACTCAGCATTAACTCCTCCAGTATCTCTAACAATATATGGTAAAGCAATAGGTGCAGCATTTCCGGATGAATTTTTTTGAGTTATAGAGTTATCTAGTCTCCATAAATTTTTAGCTGCACTCATAATATTATTTAATTATGAAACTACAGCTTGGAGACCTCTAAGTGTTACACCATCGTTGTAGTTGTTATTAACAATATTAGCGCGATTAACCGTGACTTGTTGCAGTTTAGCCATCATTTGAGTTAATAATTGATTAGTTTCAATTAATAGCTCTGAATGATAGTTCATCTGTTTGTCGTTATTTTCATTTAGACTCTCCAATAGCGTATTTGTTTTTTCTAAAACTTTGGTATTATTTTGGAAGAACTTTTCAAACGGACCATCGCTCTTCATTGCGTAAATAGAGTCTTCAGCATTAGGTATAACTATTTTACCATGTTTGGTAATTATACCATCATCTATTTCCACCTCATTTTCTTCCTGTTTTTGTTCAACTCTATTTGCTGTAGCCTCATTTATTCGAGACTCTAAAAGTAAATTACCTAAATAGTCGCCTAACTGCTTTGTTGTTTGTGGAGATGCTTCTGCGAAACCATTAACAATCATTCTACCAATTTTATCACCTGCATATGAACCAGCTAATGTACCTAAAGCTCCTCCACCAAATGCTCCTATAGCTGTACCTACCGGACCTAATGCAGTACCTGCTAATGCTCCTGCAGTACCTAAAGCTTTACCTAATAATAGACCGCCACCGGCACTACCAAAAGCTCCACCAAATGATTGCGCTAATCTAACACTTAATTCATCTCTTGTTATTTTACCTTGTTCAAACTCAGTTACGGCCTTTCTCATATCTATGTAACCGAAAACTGCATCAAATATACCAGGGATTTTCATAACCCCTCTAATGACTTTCATAGGGGTTGATTGAAAAATCTTTTGTATAGGTGCTAGGACTTTATTCACTCTCTCTAAAGCTTTTTCTTTTACACTTGTGCCAAATTCTTTAGTAGTCTCCCAAGCACTACCTGCAGCTCCTTTCATTCTTTGATATAATGACGGTTTTGCTGGACCGACTGGTGCAACTTTAGGCTCAGGTAAATTTACTTTTTCAAAATCAGCAAGTGTTGCTTTTAATTGAAATTTAGAGCTACCAGCTCCTGGTTTACCTTGTTCTACCCCTCTATAATTTGGATCAAAGCCTGCTGCTTTAAGTTGATTTGATGCAGCTACTCTTGCTTGCAACGCTTTAGCTTCTTTTGAAGCCATTTTTTCTCTCCAACCAGTAGGTTCTGGAGGAGGTTTAGGTGGTTTAGCTGCCTTTTCTGCAGCCATTGCGTTCAATTTACCTTGTGTTGATGAAAGTATCTTCTCTACTGTTTTTTCAGTAGCTTTCAATAACCCTTCAACTGCTAGCTGAACTGTTTTAACTACAGCATTAACTGCACCTGTTTCACCTTTTCTAAAATCTTCTAAAAGATTTTGAAGTATGAAACCTAAAGCCGTTATCGTGGATCCTGTTTTAAAGAAATCCCACATACTATCATCGAATCCTTTAGATTTCTTTATTTCTTCTTTTTGTTTTGTAGGTGTTGCTCCGGTTTTAAGTATTTTACCTAAATCTTCTAAAGCTTTTCTACCAAAACTTTCAACTTCAGTGGGTTGTGCTTCTTCTACAACACTTTCCGGTTTATCTGGCTTATCTTTCGGTGTCAGATATTTGTTTGTAGTGCCTTTCTTCTCTAACGTTTCTATTCTTTTTAACATAGAAACATTTACCTTTGTAAATAAGGTCAATGCTTCGGCTAAAGAAGTGTCCGCCATCTAATTATTTATTAGGTAACGAATAATTCAGGCCCTATATCAATTTTATCGTTTTCTAGCTTTACAAACTCTTCTTCTGTATTACGAACTTTTGTTATAAATTCAAAAACTTTGTTAAATTCTGATGATTCTATAGCTTCTAGTATGACCCATCTGTTTTTAATTGACTGTGTTGATAGATTTACTACAGTATTACTATCGGTAACAGTTATACTGTTAATAAACTTACATAATTCATTTACCATTAGCTTACCTAAAAGCTGTCTATCATCTTTATAAGTGTTAATTAAGAAAGTGTTTACTTTTGTGTCTTCAATAATTGTCGGAACAGACACATCAAATACAAACCTATCTGTGGTAATGGTGGTGTTTGTAGGTAAATCTGTGATTAATTTGTTTTTATCTAATAGTTTGTTAAGATCAACATTTTGATAAATGGAATTAATAGCTCTCCTATATGATACAACTATGTTGACTCTGTCGATTGTATTTAAAGTGTTAAAATTATTAACACAGTTAGCTTTTAACATTTCATTTACATTTACAAAAAAGTCTACTAACCCGTATCCTGAAATACTGATACGATCAATTATATTTTTTTGTTGTAACAGTGTTAAAGGCTTAAAATCTAGTTCCGTCTTTAATGATGGGATATAAACTTTAAACGTATTATTTGATTTAACTTTAGATAGAATATCGTTTAAGCTTTGTTCGCTCATAATATTATATAATAGGCCCTTTGTTGTTATCAATACTGTTCCGTTTTTCTTGATCTGTTACCTCTTTTTCAAAATTCTTATACAACACGTTACATTCAGCAAAAGATACGGAACTAAAATCTAAAGCAGAAAAATTTAAGTTCCGTCTTAACGTGTATTCTAGATCGTATAGACCTTGTATATTATACATATAGATTGATTTAAGAAAATACAAAAATGATGTATCAAATGGCCATAAAGTTATATCAATAAAATCGATTTTCATAGTTATTGATATATTTTCTAGTAAATTTTTAGATATAGACATTACCGGTAATGCAGGTAAATTTTGTTTATCCTGGTTAGATAGTTCTATACCATCCATTCTATACAAACAGTCCATAACTAGATTAAAAATATTATCACTCACATATAATGAAGTGGGAGGACCAAATTCAAACTCCGTCCCTGATATATTAGTTGTATAGTTAATAGTTGGTTTATTAAAAAACTCAAACACTTTATTTAAGTCGTAATTAACTCTCGTTTTATTGACATCAAACTCTACATAATTTCCTAATATAAGTGTTCGTAATTTTATTAATAATAAAAATTTGACAATATTATTCGTCTTTGATGAGCTGTAATTTGTATAAGTAGCTAAAAAATTTTCAAAAGCTCTATTTAGTTTATCTGGATCATCGTCTATAATAGTTTTAACTAAATTTTTGTAATCGTAATAAGACGGTTCATCAAGATGATAAGTGGTGCCGTTTATTTCTACTGGTAAAACAAATTTAAAACTCATCTTTGAAACGGTGAAATACGAGGAATTTGACCGCTTGTGAATCTTTTGATTAAATCAGGAACTGGTAAATACAAGTTGTCTTGTACACCATATGAATCGTAAGCAAATGATACATCATACTTTTCCATCGCTTCTGTATCATATGTTAAATTACGTACCGCAATATTCAATGGTACGCAATTATAAAATTGCCAAATTTTTCTTGGTACTTGAGATAATTTTTGATAAGATCTTGTATACTGAATAATGGTGATGTTAGCTTTACAGTATTTTGGATCTGTTTTTTTCCTTGCTACATATCCAGCATGACTAGCTAACATAAGCCATGGTCTTAATACTAGGTCAACAAATGATGTGTTGGTTTCTCTAAATTCAACAGTTAAAGGATTAGCAGCAAAAGAATCTCTATCTCTTAATATAGTTCCTTTTATAAAGCCTCTATTATTATCTAAGTTAGCAGAATCTGCTATCAAATTTTCAGTCGGAATACTGATGCCTTGTGCAAAAATACAGCCAACAACACCTTGTAATGGGTAAGATGTTAATATATTTTTAGCTTTACTTACATTGAAATTTAATTTGTTACCGTCTGTTGGTTCTAAACTTTGAATTAGAGATGAATTAATGCCTGCTGGAAAGGTATCAAAAAATAACACCCACTGAGTTCTTAATGGAAGAGCTGTGACCCAAGATTCCATTTGAGTTAGGAAATAATCTCTGAAACTAATTAAAGGTACACCTGGTATATTAACTCCTAATAGATTTAAACTTGGTTGAGCAGCATTAAAAGGAACTGGTACCCCTCTAACAACGTTTCCTGCTACTTCAAATGGTGGTAACCCTACTACAGGTTCACTAGCTGCTTGTAAAAAAGCATTAGATGGGTCTAAAGGGCTTGCCATATCAAATATTTAAGCAAAAAAAAGCGATACGATTATTCGTATCGCTTTACAACAGTGAAACTATACCTATTAACCTGTTTTTCTGAAATAGTGATAAGCAACTGAAACATCGAAACTTACTATATCACCGTTTGATGTCATATCGTAAGATAATTCACCGACATTTCTGATTGAAACACCCACTAATTGATATTGTGCAACTCTTACTAACTGTTTGTTTAATTGCACTAAGTCCATTACTGATGTCTGCTTAGGCATGAAATAGTTACCTGTACTGGTAGCATCATCAAATGTATTTGTAACAATATTTAAAAACTTTTCTCTTAAAGCTTGAGCTTCATCGCAATAAAAATTAATCGTATAGTTACTGCTGTTTGGGTAATCTACTACACCAGGTACGTTAAACTTGAGACCCATGTATGGGGCTTCAACATTATTGATAGCTTTAGCTGGTAATGTTGCTGTTCTTGCATATACTAGGTCAGTTTCACCAAATAACGGGGTACCATTACCGAAGTCAATGTTTAATACTCTAAAAAGATTTGTACGTGCGAAATCTTTTGACTGCGCTTGTGTGTAAAAGTCTTGAATTGTTTGTTTTACGTCGGCCATATTATTATTTAATTATCCTAGTATTAATTGATGAGTGTTTGTTGTGTTTCGGCTGTCTAAAAGTACGTTTCTTACTTTAACATCATTTCTAGAATACCACACACCGTTTATCAAGTAACCAACTGAGGTTACTTCTTGGATAACACCACTTCGTTCATTATTATCAAACGAAGTGGTGAAATATACTGTTTGTCCTTTATTTAGACTCATAATTAACTTACAAGTTCGTTAAAGTTTGTATCTGTTCTAGTAGCATAGAAGTTGACTAGAATGAACTCTGCTGTACGAACTGGCTTTAGATAAATGTCTACTACTAATTCGTTTGCATCAATTACTGCTGGTGTGTTGTTACGTTCATCGCATACGATTAGGTAATCATAAACACCTTCAGTGTTTTTAGCATTATCGAATATAGGATTGAGTGTATTAACGACTCTTGTTCTTGTTAGTAGAGTGTTTGGCTCAAATACAAAGTATTTAACTGTTGCATTTGTAGCTTTCTCTAATGCTAAGAACAATCTACGTACGTTAATTCTGTCAAATGCACTTGGTCTCTTAAGAAGTGTCTTTTGACCGTAAATTACAATACCATCATTTGGGAACAATGTGATTGGATTTACGCTAATCTTGTATAATTGGTCTCTTTGCTTCTGTTTCGGGAATAGAGCAACGTTATTAACGCCAGCTACTACACCTCTTGTAAAGCCTGCTGGTGCATACCATGGCTGGAAGTTAGCATCTGTGTTTGCCATTGTTGCTGCAATTGAACCTGAGAATGGTACCCAGCATTGATCATCAAGATATGAGTCATATACTTTAGCCCAATTTGCATATGTTGTAGCATAGCTTGTATTAGCAACTGCTAGTATATTCTTAATTGGGTTGAATATGTTTTGTGAGAACGTATTGTTTGGATCACTTAAGGTTAGTGTATTTGCACCTTGGATAAAGATGTGTCTTGGTAGATCTGCTATAAACAAGTGATCTTTTCTTCTGTATTGTGCAAAGTTGTTGTATCTTAAGAAGATTGTTGACCAGTCTTCTCTAAATTTACCAGCACTACCTCCAATAGATGTTGGATCTGTTTGTGATAGACCGTCAATAGCTGCTACATCAATATTATCATTAAAGTATTTGATGCCTGATGGTAATGGTGCAGTGTCATTTAAGTATTCTGATACTGCAAATATTGTTGATAGACCACCATCGGTTGTTAGATCAATATTAAACAGTTCAGTGTCTTCAACTATATCAAACATTCTGTCAAGTTTAGCAGGAATTGAACCTAAGTCTTTTGATAGAGTATTTGAACTTTGATATGCACCTACTGGTAGTAATGAGTCTGCTCTATACATTGAACCGCTGTTATTACTACTACCTACACCGTTATTGTAGATAGTTTGTAGTACGTTAGTTAATGTTGTAACGTTACCAGTTGATTGACAGCCATATGCAGCACTTAATTGTATCATCATGTTTGCTACATTAGCGTATTCAGTGGTAATCATTCTTATCTTATTACCTGGATTACCAGAGAGGTTTAGCCAAGTTGTGCCATTTTTATGTGAAAGATAATCATTAACATATACTTCAATGTTTGGTGATTGATCTTCTGCAGTACCAATAAAGAAACTTCTTGGCTTTCCACCGTTTTGTGAATTTACTTCTCTATAATAGTCAACAGATCCAACATAACGTTCAGCTAATGAGTAATCAAGCTTTGTTGTATCTGGTGAAAATGTAGATTGACGTAATTTAAATACACCTAATGTTAAGGTATCGTCGTAACCTCTTACATTGATGTCAAATTGTGCAGCGTCTTCCATTACCTGTGAAATACTACTATTGAATTGGGTGTTAAGTACACTGTCAGTAGTAGAAGATAGATTGAAATTCAATCTAGTGAACGGAAGTGTAATATAATCTAGAGTTTGTGTGGCTGATTGTGTTACTGTCTCAACTCTCACAACATTATCGTAATTGTAAGCTGGTGACATTTTCGTGTTATCAGCTAAACCTACATAATAACCTTCAAAACTATTGTTAATAGTGGTTTGTGCTTTGTTGACAACAACAATACCGGCTCTACTTAATGCTGTTGAAAGACCAACTGATGTTGGCTTTGCAATCATGGAATTAGACCATACATTATTTGTTGTAAAATCCTTATATTGATCGTAATTTAGTTCAGCGTGTGTTGGTTGACCAACAAGATATAATACACCTGAATTAAATTGTGTGTAGGTTGTTAAAACTCTACCGAATTGACGATCACCACCGTCATTTGAAATATCTACAGCAGTAACTGGGTAAATTAAGGTACCATAATTGCTGCCAAACCCTGTACCGTTATTAGCGCCGTATGGTAATCTATATACTTGAACGGTAGCTGGTGAATTAAACAGAGGAGCTACTGTATGATAAAAGTATCTTTCTGCAGGAGCTACAGGGGTACCGTAAATTTGCTCAAATTCGCTAAGAGTGGTAACTGTGAGAAGCTCATCAGTCGGACCTTTTGGAGCGAAACCTGCAACTAAAACATTTGTACCAGTAGGTAACGCTGCTGTCTGACTAAGATCGATTTCGTTGATTTCAACACCGGGACTTTGAATTGTACGCGCCATATGATATTATTTATGGTTTTGCGGACAATTATTATAAAGGTTCAGCTAGGAATTGAGAAAATGCGAATGTGAAACTGCTTTCTATTTCACCTGCATCTCTATACGAATAGTTTATCCCATCTAGAGACACTGGAAAGGCTTGAGTATATATAAATTTTATGATAGGTGTATCAAATTCATCTAATCCCAGTAAAGTAAAATTAGCTTGATAATTTAAAGGCTGTATTTTACCGTCTGTAATATTTTTAGCGTCATGATATGATCTTTTATCATCATTCAATACATCTAACCACTTGTAGATAACCCAATAATTGTTAAATTTGTTATCTATTGTAAAGTTAACTGTTACATCTTCGTATGGAGGACGGGTATAAGATGATAATTTATAAGATTGATTAGAATAAGTTGCTACCACCGCTGGTATCTCTATTTTAGGTAATATATCACCGTATACGGAAAATTGTAAAGTATCTATTGATAAAGCATTTACCTGTCTTTGAGTCATTCCTGTCTTGTTTACTTCTTTTAATGCAGGTGGAACGGTTAAAATTAATAGAAATTTATCTTTTCTACTTTTATTAAGCTGAGATTGTAAAATTTCTTGTTGTATCATAATAATGGTCTATAACCTTGTTCAAATAATGCAGACATATCATCATTTACTTTATTGTTACCACCGAACATAAAGGGTAAGGCTGATGCGTATTCACCACTTTCATTATACATTGAGTTAGGACTTGTAAAATATTTAATTCCAAAATCTAGTTGCTTAATTATTAAGGGTCGATTGTTATTATCATTTTGAACTATTTCAAAATAATTTGGAGCTACTAGTGGGTCTAATACAATTAGACCCCAAACCATACTCATAACTCTATCATCATGTATATTTGTACCTTTTTTTGCACTCCAAGTTAAGTTAGGATTTCTTACAAAGTTTTTTAGTTCTTTAACTAAGTTTGTATCTCTTATTTGTACTACTTGTAGCTGATTTACCCAGTATCTCATGTTTGTGATACCTGTAAACTTTGTGTTCGTATGGTTAACTATGCCTAATTGAGCTTTTTCTCTTCCAGCTGCTGAAGCTCCCCATGATACAATGTTTTCGTAATTGTAATAGTGTCTGAGATTATCTACCACTTGTGACCCACAGCTATTTCTTTCAACACAAGTTATTGGTTTACCCCATTGTGTTAGTATCTCCACCAATTTAACGACAAATTTAGCTGGAGGTATTTGATTACTATGAAAACATGCTACCTGTTTAATATTAGTTAAATCTGTTATGTCGAATATATTAATAACAGAAGCGTCTTTACCTACACCTTCACTAGTATCAACACCAGCTACATAAATTTTATCATCTTTTGGTTCTTCCCATACTTGATAACACCCTTCATCCATTACATATTTTGGCTGTTTTACTCCTGCATTTAATCTATTGTTCAACTCATCATCAATAATACTGTCACCACCATCTATAAATTCGCATCCAAATTCTTGATCAAATGCTTCTTTACTACCAATCGTGGCCATTGTTTGCAATTTCCACAATTCATTTCTACCTGGAATTTCATTCCATAAAATTTTATCACAAGCCCATCCGTTTTTATTTTGCTCTGCTCCTGTATATAAATTATAGAACAAATTACCTGTACCGTTTGCTGTAGATGCAATTAAAATTTTTGATTTTTTAGAAGACGATACGATAGGGTAGACTGATTTCCAAAAATCATTCACTAAACCATCATCAATAAATGCAAGCTCGTCCAGAATTAATACATTTATAGATTTACCTCTGGCAGCTGTACCAGTGGTGGTTGATATACCGATCATTGTACCGTTACCAAGGGCCATGGACGTTTTACCGTATTCTTTTACACCGGGTTTGAGCCAATTTGGTAACTCTTCATACGCTAAACGTACTCTTCTGAAAATTTCTATTGCAGTGTCTTCTTTATTTGCTACTATTAATATAGATTGATCTTTTTGAAAGCAAGCTATCCATAATGCATAGATTGTCATTAGAGTGGTTTTACCAATCTGTCTACTTGCTAATAGAACGAAAAATCTATTATCTCTCATCTTGCGTAACACTCTTTTTTGACAAGGATGCAAGGCTATTGTTTGTTTACCTTCATCAAGAGATACTATGTGAAAGAAGTTTTCTGCAAAATAAAGTATGTTTAAAGAACACTTTTTTATTTGAGCCACCATCTCCGGTGTATATTCATGAACTGCATCGACCGAAGGTAAATTCGGGTTATTCAGGTAGTTTTGTCTGTTTTTAACAGCGCTCACAATAAATATTTACATGTCGCAAGCACGTAATCTATTAGAGATATGGGATTTATACTCTAAACAAGTTTTAACTGAAAAAGCTAAAACAGTAAAAATGAACACCAAGCCTGGTCCTAAGCCTATGGATCTAAATGATAAAAAGGTACAAGGATTTGCTTTTAAAAATTCTGGACCCGGAGAAGCAAGCGGGGTAAATAAAGACATCATTGACACTCACACAATGAGTGATAAACAAAAGAAAGAACATGCGTTCGAAGTTGATAGATTCACTCTTGCAGGCGAAAATTTTGACAAAAATATGGAAAAAACAACTAAAGCACATATAAATAATAATATGAATTCTACTTTTGATAAACTATTCGAAGAAGTAATGGACGGAAATGAACAAGCAGCTGACCTCGATGCTCTCGGTATCGGTGACGATGCTGGTGAAGATATGGGAGGAGAAGAAATTGGCGGTGATATTACAGTCACATTAACCGCTGATCAAGTTGAATGTTTAAGAGCAATTCTTGCTCAAGTTGATACAGACGAAGGTTTAGGAGATGAAGGCCTAGAAGATATGGGTGGTGAAGATTTAGAAGGTGAAGATATGGGTGGTGAAGACCTAGGTTCAGAAGAAGATGCTGATGGTGAAGAAGATGCAGAAGAAGATGAACACGAAGTTAAGAAAGAATCAACCATCGTAGAAGCTAACATGAAGACAAAAGGAAAAGGTCATGGTAAGCTAAAGGGTGCTCAAGTGGACGGTAAAGGTAAAGACTTACCAGATAAGGTTGGTATGATGACCGGTAAGAATAATAAAGTCGGTGACAAGACCAGCAGTTTATCAAGTAAAGGTAAAGGTCCAGGCGAAGGTAAAGTAGGTAGCACAGTAGACGGAAAAGGTTCAGCTGTAGCAGATTCAGCTGGTCTTGGCTTAACAAAGCATGGCGCAAACAAGCCACACAGTAAAATCACTGGTAATAACCAGGAGTTCTTCGGGGTATAAAAATAAAGTAGATTAAATTAAAAGCCTGCAGCAATGCAGGCTTTTTTTTGTATAAATAATAATGTGATTAAGTTTGGAGATTTTTTTAAAGATAAAGCTAAAAGAAACCCTGCTACTCCAGTAAAAAGGGATATTAACAGACCTGCATTATCTGGTGTCAAGTCTGTAAAGCATAGACAACAAAACCCTCTTGGTAATGCAAATAAGAGTGGTAAAAGAAAGCATTTAAACTTAATGCCTGATTATTTAGGATTTAAAGAAGGTAGTAATAAAAAAATAGAAGATTTAAAAGCTTTACCAATAGGCTCTGGTAGAGAGTATACTTTAAATAGTAAAGATATAGGATTTATTGTAAAGCATTTTCTTAAAGATAAGCAACCAGTGAGAGGTGAACTTTATACTTTAGGTGGTAAAATGGGAATACAAATGTACTACGACAATAGAAACAATTGTTGGAAAATTAAAAAATGACTAACTTAAGTGATTGTTATCCAGGTATGGGTGATCCCCAAAGTAGCGATTTTTGTTTTCGCTATAATGATAAATGTTTAAATGAAAATGAGCAGTTTTTAATTTCCAGTATGTGGAAAGAACAGCTTGCTACTTATGGTACAAAGGTAACATATTATGTTAATCAGTACGATGTGAAAACAGCTGACAATTTCTACGGTGAACAACCTACAAAACGTTATAGTGAAGGTAGACCATTAATATTAGCCGTCGAGCTTAATGAAAATGCTTATACACTAACTAAATTTGGGTTTCAATCTGATGATCAGATTACTGCGTACGTACATATATCTACTTTCTATGATGCATTCTGGGATATAGGTATGAAGTTTTTAACAACTGAGACTGATACAGTTTCAACTACTTCTAACCCATGTCCAGCTGACGGTGGATCAATAACCTTCACTGAAGGTACGATTATAGATACAGAAAATAATGAAAATATTCGTTTAGAGCAACCTACCACATACGAAACTCAATTTAATCAGGTACAACCAAAAGCTGGCGACGTATTTGTAATGACTGAGTATGGTAAAGGTCGTCCTGGTGGTAGAAGTGGTATTCAATTTGAAGTAACTGAAGTTCTTGATCAAGATATTTCCAAAATAAACCTTTTAGGAGGACATTACGTGTGGATGTTGAAGGCTAAGAGATTTGATTACAGCTTTGAACCTGGTCTTTCAGCAGAAAGACTTAGTGATCAAGTATTTGAAGATGCTAAAAGCGGTATATTACCTGGTGGTACACAAGATCCGTCACCTGCTAAGAAATATCCTGAATTAAAACAGAATATTTCCGTTGACCAGGTTAGTAAGACAGTTGTGTTTAACATGTCTGCTAATAATAACACCAGTGTTTACGGTGATTATTATTGATACCACTTAACAATTTGGTGCTTCATGTCTTTCTCTCGCTCTTCAATATATTTCTGAAAAGCTAGAGGTTTAATCCAACTTGAATCCTTATCCGGATTAATTCCAAGCTGTTCTGCTTTCTGGCAAGCTAAATTTACGGCTTCCATAAGACAAGCAAATCTTGCAAGAAATTCTACGTTGTATTCAATTTTAAAATCTTCTGTCATGTATAGATTGTATTAGTTTTCCTAGTAGGACCGTTTTGTTGCTAACATCATTACTGTTAAAGTGATTTATAATAGTAAAGGTGTTGATTAAAAGGTCTCTTGCAATCTTTTTATTTTGTAAATAAACTGTTTTAGTAGTTTTATCATCAGTAATCGTTTCATGCTTGTCAAGCATTTGAAGAAAAACGTCTTGTACAAGCGCAACAATGTTAGAATTTTTATTTTTTTCTGTTTCTAAACCTTCTCTGTAACTAAGTGTTTGGTCTACTCCAAATCTTAAATTTTTAGAAATAGAATCATGTACTTCTTGAATGTTATATACAGGGTCAGGTATTTTGACATCAAAAGATGTCGGTGATACGTCTTTAATTACTCTTTCAAGTTCTGTCATTGAAGTAAATTGGTTGAGTTGTTAATACATTCTTCACTATTGCATCAGCTTTAATATTCTTTTTGCATTTTGAACATTCGTAAACCACATTTTCATCAAATCTCATATTAATTTCTTGTTTATTTTTTTCTGCACAAGGACACTCCAAGATTACTTTATTTTTTGAAAGTTCTTTCACTTCTTCCAATTTTAAAATTTGAGCTCTTTCTATAAGTCTATTTTCATAAACACTATTAAACAAGTAAAAAAAGACTACTTGTAAAATAAAGCTTAAAGCAAACCCCAACCAAAATTTTGATACTAAAAGTCCAACTAAAACGCTAACTAAACTAGTAATACCTAAAGAAATAAAAATTCTTTGCAACATTAAGAGATTTTAGTCATAAGTCCGTCTACTTCAACTAAAACTTCATTAATATGTTTAATTTTCTTTTCTATTTCTCTAAGAACAGGTATCATTTGCTGTAGCTCAGGTTTATTCATACCTTGTATTGTATCTATACCATTAAGCAGCATTTTGTTGTAATTCATCATATCAATATACATGTTTGATAGTATTTGATCATGCAAATCAAGAGGATACGGTTTAATACGTGGAGCTAAATGATTATCCTTGTTGTTCTGTTTAACTAACGTGTCAACTTTGTTTAATTGAGGGTCATATTGGTTTTTTATACCTTGTTGTTGACGTTGAACATCGTATATCTTTTGGTCCTCTGAAATTAGCCTTTTCATCTTAAATATTTATGGGAGACTAATAAATAATAGCATATGAGTATGTATGAAAACAGATTTAAAAGGTTTTTAGTGGAGCAAGACGTTGAAACTCCTGAGCTAACCGATGATCAAGCTGCTATGCAGCAGACTCTCGATAAAGATACTAATATTTCTGACTTTGATGCTAATGTTCCTAACGTACCTGCTGGTGAAGCTACAATGACTTCCATTCAAAAGAAGATGTATGAAGATCTAAAACAATGGATTGCCAGATTAGATGAGTTTTCCACATACCTAAACGGCACAGGACCTGAAAGTATTCAGTCGAAATTGAATTCAGCTGAATCTGACACTCTATTTGATAAGATTAGTACTGCTGAAACTAAGAAAATTGCACGTGTTGCAGTTGAAATTAGTTCATTAAGTGAAATGTTAAAGGGTTATTTAGCTACTGCTAATGATCCTAAGTACAAGTACACTTAATCTTAGTTAAAATAAGTTTAGCTTTCAGCCCTTTATACGTATTTTTTAATATAAAGTCTGGATCAACACCATTTACACCGACCTCAATGCAATAATCATTGAGGTCTTTTACTGTTTTAAGCTCTTCTGGCCAAATAAAAATGCTATCATCTGTATCTGACAGTGCTATACTCTTTTTTAAGGATGCTTTATCTTGCCATTGATTATCTAAACACCAAACTTTTTGATGCAAAGATAAAGAAGCTATCTGCTGTTGTTGTAAATTAGTAAAAACTTTAGAAGATTCTTCTGTAATACCACAAACTGCTAATCCATTTTTACAAAAATAGCTGTCAATAGGTCCTTCAAAAAGAAAAACATGTTGTAGATACGGGTCGATACTATGTATACCTGATAAACTACGCTCAGCTCCCTTTTTACTCAAGTATTTTGGTTTGATTCTGTTATCAGCTTCAAGTAATGTACGTGTTTGATAGTAAATTATGTCTCCAAACGTATCATAAAACGGTAAAACAAGTCTATTTTTATGGGTTGGATCTGTTAACGATAGATAAAATGTTCGAGGACGGTTTATAGCAATATCTAAACGTCTTTTTTTAATATAATCCAACGCTATTTGAACTACATTATTGTCTTTATAGAAGTCTGTCTGTGTTTTATCAGTAAGATTTATACAATCTGCTGGTAAACTATTTTTTGGTTGTTCGAATATTGCAGTTTCTTCTTTTTTTTGAACTGTAGGTTGTGGTGTACTGGAGTATTCACCCTGTTTTATTTCATTAATAACAATATTAAAAGGTTTACCTGTAACATCGATAATAAAATTAAATGCTTTTTTGCTATAACCACAGTTATGACAGAAAGCTAACTCTTTTTCTGGTATGTAAAAGAAGCGAGTCTTTTTTCCAAAGCTTTTTCCTTCTCTACAAAATGGGCAACTACCGTTATAAACTTTTGAAAATTTATTATACGTCGGATGACTAACGCATTTATAAAAAGTTTCTACTACATATTGCTCAGGTACAGGGATCACCCTGTTATTATTATCTATAACTCTGATTATTCAATGAATTTAACTGGTTCTTTTCGTAACTTTGAAGAATTTCACCAGTTTTTGCATCTTTAATACTGACTAATCCCTTTTTTACAAAGTGACCTGTAATTGGATCTGTGTAAACTGCTTGTTCGTATGTTTTCCCGTCATGTGTGTATGTTGAAATTTTAGGAAAAACCGAATTTCCTGTGTAAGGTGATAGTATGTTTTTTGGTTCTATGAACATGTCCATAATATTACTTAAGCGTTTCTTTAGGGCTTTCTTGTTTTACTGGATGTCTTTCATTGTATGCAAACTGTGCTACACAAATTTTGTATATTTTACTAGGTAGCTCTTGTACTAATTCGATGATTTTATGCTCTACAGCAAAATTAAACTTTTCTATAGGCACTTTCCTGTTCCTATTCTTTGGAATTGATAAGAAATGATAGCTATCTCCATGTTCTCTAACAAAAACTAACATCTCACCAACATATGTACCGGTACCTACAGCATAAACCTGTTTTTTCTTAGGTTTACAGTTCCTTTTCTTTAAACTATCAATGATTCCCTTAACTACATTAAACTTATCTAAGGTTTCCATTTTGACCATTGAATTTTAACGGGAATCACGTGGATTCCATAGTTTCTAACGTTTCGAACACTGTTGGAAACACTATCTTGAGTCTTTCTTTGATAGAATCAGCTATCTCTCTATGTTCTTTCTGTGTACCAGCTTCGCAACGTAAATTTAAGTAATGAATCCAACTTCTTAATGAGCCAGTCATGTAAATAGTGGTGCTAGTATTCAGAGGCAATATCATTCTAGCACACTCCTTTGCGATGCCTTCATTAATTAACTGATTATAAAGAGCTTCGGTGTTGCGTAGAGTTTCATCTACAGCATATTGTAAATGATCTGGTAATTTAATTACTTCGTCTCCTACTTGTCTGTTAGTTTTACCTTGCTTTCGCCACTCTACAGATTCAAGTTCTGTGACTTGTGCGTATCGCTGTGAAAATTCTTGAAAAGTGAATGAACGGTGTCTAAGAATTTGTGCAGCAATAGCTCTCGACGTCTTTATCTCAAACGTACAGCTTACGTGTTCGAAAGGAGACCAATGCTTATGTTTGATAAGATAACGTATAAGCTTATGACCTGTCTCTAAATTTAATTGATTGTTCGGATTGCTAACTCGTGCAATATAAACAATAAACTCTTCTGGTGACAAAGCACTGTAAGTACGGTTTACAGATGTAGCTTCAATTTGCGGATTAGTGATAGCAATTAAATTGGTGTACATTATTCAAGTATTTTACTTGAATGAATTATTTTGTCCACCGTTCACTACATGAGCATTGAAAAATTTTGTCAAATACATACTCAATGCATCCGCTTCTTGTTGATTGTGTGCAAAAAATATTGGATCTATTGGTTGACCGTCAAATGTGTAACCAAAAATTATGAAACTTTGTAGAAATTCTTGACAAGTAGAAACCATTGCATCTAATTCAATTTCAGTACGTGAAATTTCGTTATTTTTTCTTATATACTCACGTAACGCTTGCTTGATAACTTCGTTTACTTCAGGACTATTAATCTGTTTTACTATTTTTTTTGAAGTCACTTTTTTCTCTGTCTTAGGCGCCTCGTTTGCGTCATTATTGTTGGTTGCGCCGTCCATATTCATTATTTAGTTTTGCAAATGGGCTTTTGGCTGGATCATTATTAACCCCATTTTCAATTAAATATGTAACTAAAGTTTCAATACTTTCTGTTTTAAAATATAATTTGTTTGGTATTTTTTGACCACCATCATCAATTTCAAATAAAACTTCTCCTAATTCGTTCTTATTGGTATAGCAAGTAATATAAACAGAAGCTACCCCTGGGTCTACTAATACAGTCCAACGTCTAGGATCACTAGCACCGTAGGCATTAAAGATTTTAAATACAACAAAACCGCTATCTTTCAATCTTTTGATAAAATAGCCTGCAGTCTTAATCTTATTTGAGACTTTTCTTTCTTGCTTATCAAAAAATTTATTAATCATATCAATTAATTAAAGCTGAGATTACATAAATCAAATTAGTATCTCCTTTAGTTATAGATACTTTCAAAACACCAAAAGACATACTAACGCTAACTTGCAACTCTTTACATTTATTGTAGTTAATGAGTCTAAATGTATCAAAATTAATAGGAATAGACTTAGATAGTGGTTGACCGGTGTAAGTTTTACTTAAAACACATTGAAAGTTATCAGTATTGTGTCTTGTCTTATCGCCTAACTCACCAAAAATGCAGTTATTTTCGCAAAATATATAAAGCTTGTTGGTATTAGTTGTAAATGAGCTGCCTTTAAACAAATTATTAAGCTCATTCTCTGTAATATTAAACGTCGTATCAAACTTTAGCTCATTAACCCTATCAATATTAAGAGACGGTGATTTAATAATACCGTCTTCTAGCAAATGATATGAAAATTTATATTCACTACTTGTGTATTTGATACAATTATTAGTTACATTGAACTCCAACGGAGTTTCATCAGAAATATTAACGCAATCTAGAACTCTTACAAACTTTTTAACGTCTGGTATATTAATTTGCTTAGTACCATCTGCTACAGCAGCTGTTTTACCGTGCACCACTAAAGTAGAATCTGCAGATGCTAGTAAAGTTTCAATAGAATTTTGAGATACTTTTAAAACGCATGATTCATTTACGTTAGAAATTGACCCTAAAAAGTTAGAAACAAAATCCTTCTTATTAATAATTCTTACCTTCATTGACTCATTATAGGGTCAGTAGTCTTAAATACCAGGGACTTTTTTTTTCTCTTCTACTTGAATGGGTTGAGTAGCTTTTTTGCGTTGACGTGCAATTTTAGGCTCCTGTGAATTTAAAATTTCTAAAATTTTATCTAATTTTTTATCAAGTGAATCTATCTTAACTTCCACTACTTTTAATGCATCGACGACCTCAATATATCTAGCTTTTTTATCAAAATCGAACTCTAGTTGAGGGTCATTAACTCTTATTTCTTCTTGTACAATAGGAACAGGTGTCGAAGGGATAAATTGCGGTGGAGTAACTGCTTGAGGTGGAGGTATAACAACCTGTGGTTGCGATGGAACCACAGGTTGTATAACTGGATTAGTTGGAACAGCCACTGGTTGTGGTCTGAAGTTTGTACCCATAACTTTTACTAACTCTTGTTTAACATCATCACTTCTGCGAGTTAAAGTACTAGATCTACTAACAATAGAATCATCTAGCTTTTTAAGATCACCAAAAGTAGATCCTATTAAACCGATTAGTAAACTTTTATGGTCTTGTTCCATTAAGAATTAACGTCTAGATCTGCTAACAACTTCTCTACCTCATCTTCATCGTCTACGCTAGCTCTTTTTGCAGCTGGCTTAACTTCTGGCTTAGATTGAACTTTAGCAACTGGCTTAACTACAGGAGCTTCTTCTTCAACATCATCAGTAGCCTTTGTATCAACGCAATAGAAATGCTCTGCTAGCATCTGTTTGAGCTCATCAGTACTTCTTACTTGAAACACTTTAGTAAGATCAAAGACACTTTCATAAACCTTCTTTGCCTTTTCCTCAGTCAAGTCTTTAATCTCTGAAGGCATAGCAAACTTCGATGTAACGTATGAAGGATATTCGCCTTGCTTCTCTACTTTTACCTTCAGATTAACACCGTTAGGTCCGAGATCAAATACTCTAGGACCGAAATCTTCTGCAGACTCACCGCTAATAGCGTCCTGAATAATAGTATGAAGCTGCTTACCATAACGCATAATCTTAACTTTACCATTGTTCTCAGGAGTAACCGGATCGTTAACGACATAAACGTTAACCAACCACTTCTCTGCTCTCTTAATAGTTTCAGCCTTCTTCTTATCTGCATCAGAGCCGGTACGAATAATACGATAACGCTCTTCTGCAATAGGATCACGTTCACCAAATGTCTGAAGACTCAATGCTCCTACATATTGTCCGTTTGCAAAACTATTCCAACCATGCTGATAATAATGAAAGAATGTCTTATCTGCATCTTTAGCTGGCAACAATCTAACAGTGTAAGTGTTACCTGGCTCCATTTTAATAATCTCGCCTAGAGACGAATTATTAGTATCTTTAGATAGTGCGTTTTTAATGCTTTGGAATATATTATTATTAATCATATTAGTCATAAGAAATTTAGAAGTTTAGAAAAAAGATATTTAGCCATTTTGCTTAGAAATCAACCCTTCGTATATCAATGTACACAATTTTTTAGCTCTCGAACTACTGTAATACTTCGTCCGATAAAAATTGAGATTTTGAAGAGTATCGCCAAATAGAAATTTTTTAGTTTCGTTGTCATATTCACGTAAAATTTTATCAAAGTTTGGAAAAGTAAAAAGACAGTATAATGACACTTTTCTATCTTTCAAGTGAATAAGAAAGTCGTGTACGTTATTTTTTTCATTTTTATATTCAACGTACTTTTCAATTACAATAGAGTTTTCTTTACAAAACTTGTATATAAATTTGTAGCTGTCTTTAATTTTTTCAATTACCTGCTCATGATCTGGAGTATCAAGCAAAAATTTTGATTGATAAATTGTATACGCTTTGATAGCTCTTTGAGAAGTGTAAAACTTCAAATCAAAATATTTTTCATTGTAAACAAAAAATGGAGCTTCAAAAAAATCTTTAATGTTTAAATTAGGAAACTTTTTAAAAAGCAGTCCTAACTTATTAATGTAGATGTATTCTTCTTTATCTTCAAACCCATCAAAATCTTTCCTATATCTGAACGGCTTATCATTCAGTTTACGCGATGTTTCTAAGTAACAATTGTAAATGTACTTCTCTTGTAACGTCACACCTAATTATAGAGTGTTTTACTTAAAAATCTGACCTTTATTAATTATTTTTGTAATGTATTTGCTTTTAGTAATTGAAGGCTCAAACATTATAAAAATTTTCAATGCTTCAAAATCGCTAGGCTCAGCAATTGACATTTTATATAGAGTTTTTAGTTTTTCTTCTTGTAATATCTTTGTAAAGATAGTAGCAAAATTTATCTTTTTACCGTAATACAAGTAACAAAATGTGCAAAAAGAATAAAATGCATGGGATAGCTCTTCATCTTCAATAAAAGCATGCGGCATTCGCATTAAATCTTGTTCTCTTGACATATGAGCTTTAACTATTTAGTTAAGCTCCCACATATTCAACTTTTACTCAATTTTTGAAGAGTACTATTCAAATCGTCCATATCTCCATCTTGATTAAGACTTTCATCTTCTGTAATAGTCAATGTACTATAATCTATTTTCATTGAAACAGTTCCAAAATTAGCACCGAAACGATTTTTCATCATACCAATCTTGACTACCCCGAGCTCCTTGTCTTCATCATCTTGAAAGATACTAATAATAACATCAGCAGTAGCTGCTAACCCTATACTTTCACCGATTGTTTCAAGACCTGGGTTATTGACATCATACCCAGATCTATTCAATTGAGTTGCTGTAATAAACGGGCAATTAAAAACATAACTTAAAGCTCTAACTTGTTCGGTAACTTCTTTAATTCTCTCGTAACTATTGACCCCTGAGTTACCTTTAAGTAGATTGACGTAATCCAACACAACAGCATCAATTTTTACACCTTTAGTTAAAATACCAGTTATAAAAGATTTAATTTGATTTGAAGTAACTGTACTTGGAGGAAACTCTTTAATAAGAATTTTGCAATTAGGATTTTCTTGACTAACCTCGTCTATTTGCTGCTTCAAGGTAGTTACCTCTGACTTCAACTCTCTGATAGGTATCTTCGTAATGTTAGATGATAGTCTTCTTGCGTAAATTAACTCACTCATTTCTAGTGATATGAGTAGTACTGTTTTACCTTGCAATGCAATATTACTAGCTATGTTTCCAAGAAAGATACTCTTACCAACGTTAGTCTCACCTGCAAAAATATAAATTGCTCTACCATTTTGAAGAAAACCTCCATCTAGTTTTTCATCTAACCAACCCCACCCACTAGATATTACAGGTTGAGCAACGTTTAAGTCATCTACAACTTTATCAAAGTTTTTAAACAAATCTAAGCCAACATCAGTCTTTAAATTGACATTGCAACTTTTTTCAAATTTATCTAAAATAAACCCTGTATCTATTTTACCATTTCCAACATCTTCAGCAATATCCAACATTGTATGGTAAATAGCTCTTTCTTTTAAGTATCTCTCTGTATTTTCAATTAATTCTTCTGGATTTAAGTTTTTATCTATATTAGAAAAATTACGTATAACTACTTTAAAAGCTTCTTTAAGTTCACCACTATTGATATATGATTTTAGTTCAGTTATAGTAGGTACTGCATTGCGTTTTAAGTAAAATGACTTAATAATTTCAAAGATATGCTTAATATTTTTGTCTTTAAAGTAAGAAGGATTAATATGACCTATAATAGTAGCCAAATATCTATCATCTGTAAGTGATTTATATACAATCACATTTTCATACTCATCTAGATTCAGTTTCAAATCCATACTTTATTATAGATACAATATTAGACAATCAAAGTCTTAAAGTCTTGCCTTTAAATTTATTATACTTGGTTAAAAAGTATTCCTGACCTTTTTTCCATTCATCTGTATACTCTCTCAAGCCAGGTGATTCATGAATGATAGGTACATCCACTACTCCAACTGGCACTTTGTTAAGAGCGCATTCCATTGAGAAAATTAAATCATAAAAATGAAATCTTGCTGGGCAATTCTCATCAAATCTAACTTGCTTTGGTAATTTTTTAAGATTAATACCAATCATTACACCGTCAATCATTAATGCTCTTTTTGGTAATGGTCCGAAAGAAGTGTAATAATATTTTTCCGGGGTACCGTGAGCAACACAACCAACTAGTTCATGTCTACCACCCATTAAATGCCATAAAGTTGGCTCTGTTATGGTTGCTTCTGTATTTCCCGCTAATCCAAATACAGTGTATGTGTTTAGATATTTTTCTACTCTTTGATAAAAATCTTTACAATTAATATAAACATCATCATGGACTAAAACTAGATATGTGTAATCTTTTTGAGAGTAATGTTCTATGGCTTTATTATATACTTTTGACAGTGATTCTGTATTATTAGCTTTGAAATCAAAATAATGGTCATCTAGTGATTTAGCAATAGGGGTTTTACCTATTTTATCGTTAGGTTTAGCTGATACTGTGTAAATGATTAGCTTATTCATGCGTGTTCTAATAATAATGTCTTAATCGGTGCTTGAAAATTGTAATCTAAAGTACCAAATTCGTTCTTAGTCATCGTGTAATTGTCGTTGAAAAGTTTTTTATAAAAACTTACACCGGGGCTATTTTCTTCTGAATTTACAAAATAATTTTCACAATCATACTGGCTATCTCTTATAGATTGAATTGTCAGTTTTTTAGCTAACCCTTGACCTCTAAAAGCTTTATGAGTTACAACGTAGTAAGTTTTCATTAATCCAGGAGCTTTATTATTTTTAGTATAGGCATGCAAACAAATAATGTCACTATCAATTTTCACTAATTGAACTGGAAATGTTTCCCACCAGTTTCTTGACTCCCACAGATAACCGAATGTATTCAAAATAAAAGAATCTGTATTCTTGTAAATGAATTCCATCATCTTCATTTTATCTGACTGAGATGGTTCGTAACAATATTCGTATGTCATAATTCTAAAAATGGTGATTTAGATTTAAAGGTACCTACTTTAGTTACACCCTTTTTGTTAAATCTATATAAACTACCTTCTTCGATTTCTTTAAAATCAGTTCCTTTTACTGAACTAAAACTATTATGATCATAGAATAGTGTACTACCTTGTCTAGTAATATAAATGTTTAAAGTCCTCAAATTAACTATCCATAGACCGAACGTACCTTCTAACAATTCTAACACTGTTTTAATAACATTTTGTTCTTTTTCTTGAGATGTACAATCATCTGCTTTTTGTTCAAACATTAGTAGTAATGCTGGAATTATACTACTATCAACTACATTTTCATGATCTGGTATATAGTCTCTTTTAAGTTCTTCAAAATTGGTTAACACTCCGTTATGAGCTACAATCCAGTTATCTCTAACAAAAGGATGGCTGTTATGCTCTTTAAACACACGTTCAGTGGATGTAGGTGCTTGATTATGGCCTAAGTAAACTAGACCTTCTTCTAAAGGTATTTTGTTCCAATTAAAGCTTCCTTCTGTTTTCTGAAAATCATAGCTTTTACCATCACTGTAATATATACCTGATGCAAAATTACCTCTCTGTCTGTTAGCTTGATCAAGTATTTCAAACTTACTTACCTTTGTGCTACCATAGATTCCACACATATCATAATTATAGACAACCTCTAATTTAAATCAAGATCAGCATTAAATATTAACATATGAATAGTCTATTTAGTTGTAGCTGGGTTCAAAAAACTGCTGTTTTGAATGAATCTGCATATACCATTTTAAATGAAAATACTGCTCCTATATTAAAAAATGCAATGAGCAAGATGAAGAAGCTCAATATTGGTACTCCTTATAGAGATGCTAGACTATTATTTTACCAGTTTCTTCAAGACAAACATATAGAAGACTTACCAAATGATTATAAGACGGAAAGAGACATTTCACCAGAAGAAGCTTTAACTGATGTAGTTTCTATGGAAAAGCCTGAAAAAAGGCTAGTTAGAGATGTAGATGAAGATGGTGATACTGTTTATTTTGTTCGTTTTGGTAGTAATAGATATGAATTTAAACTTAAAGGGAATGATCAAAAGAATTTAAAAATAAAGGATTTAAATTTAGATGATATAGAAAGTGCAAAGTTAATCTTTACCAGAAAAATGTTTGGTACAGATGTAAATCATTTGTTTGATAAGATGATTGTATCTCAAAAAGATCCTTCTAAATTTTTAGAAGATATTCATAAAGAGTTTAATAATTATATCGAAGAAAAAGAAGAAGGGTATGATGATAGTAGATTGGTAGTATTTTTAAATACTGCTGCTGCTTTAAGAGAGCTTACTCCAGCTAAAAATAAACCTATAAATCCAGAAACTGGTAAAAGAGATTTATCTACAAGAGAAGAAGTGATAGATGTAGCTACTGAAAAGGAACCTACAAAGTTTACACCTGGTACAGACGCTTACGATACATTGAAGAAAAATCTGCAACCAGATGATGAAATAAAGTTTTTAATGAGAGGCGTAAGTGGTTTTAATATATTTGAAGCTGAAGTAGGTAATTATCAGTACAGAATTAACCTAAAGGGGGTTGGTAGTGGTGATATTACTATTGATCAAATAAAGCCAGAAAATGTTGGTGAAATCTTTGTTTATGATATAACAAAAGAACCTAAAAAGGGAGAAACCCCACCAAAAGTATTTTCTACTGAACCAGATTATTCTAAAATCCCTGAAGAACCAGGTGATATCGAAGAATTACCACCAGAACCAGAGACTGAAGATCTAGAAGATAGTGATGACTTCTTTAAAGATGATGATAATGATAGACGTTACAGAGTCAGTGGCGGGTCTTCTGATTGGGATTCAGAAGATGAAGAAGAAATACCATGTGTACATGGTTGCAAATGTTCTAAATGTATGCAAAAAGTTAAACCACAAACTCAAAATAAACCTGTTGAGGTTGTCATAAAGCTATCTAACGAACAAATAAACAAACAAATGGTAGAAGCTTTTAGACGTAAACAACAGAATAACCACCGTGTAGATCGTAAATACGGTTTAGGTTATTGATTTACAATCTTTTTGCTTATAAATCTCGTTTAACTTCTTTTGTTGAACGTATTGAATAGGGTCACGATAACCTGCTTCTATAAAACCACGTAATCTTAAACTACTTGACGGTGTATCAGCATCTGCTAATCCATCATCTCTGTTTGAATAGCATGTCCAAGTGTCTTCAAAGTTAACACCTAATTTAATACCTTCTTCTACTATTCTCTTTTTCGACATTACTAAAAGAGGTGCAGATATTTTAATCTTACTTTTTCTATTAAGAGAAATAGTTTCATTTACAGAAGCTATAAACTCTTGACTACCGTCCCAATAACCTGCTAAAGAATCTGCTTGAGCAGCTCCATACCATACATCATCACATCCTACTGATTCTGCATAAGAGCATGCAATAGATAAAAACATCATATTTCTAAATGGCACATATGATACTGGTTGAGCATCTCCTGCCATTTCTTTGACGTTTGGATTAGCTAATGCATGGTTAGTTAATGATGAATTAATAGCAATATCCTTAATATACGAAACATCTACAATTTTATTACTCACTTTAACATCAGGGTACTTTTTAGTAATAGTCTTAAGTTGTTTCTTCATGCATTTAAGCTCTTTATGGTGCCTTTGACCGTAATTAAACGATAAGGTATAAATGTCATTATAACCCATATTAGCTGCCATATAAAGTAGTACAGTTGAATCCATACCACCGCTAAAAGATAATACTAACTTTTTTGTTTCGTTCAATATATTATTCATTTTCTTCCACCTCATCAGGCACTTCGTCTCTCTGACTATTGTTTTGACCATATTTCCACTCTACTTTAATCTTATCTTCAATACCAGGTACAATATACTTGTCCCAGATTTCAGTATCATCTTTCCATCTACCGTATTGACCGATCTTTTCACCGTCAGCTTTGGTATATGTACTACCAGACTGTTGCAACACACCAAACCCAACTGCAAGTTCTAGAAGACCGTAGTACTTAGCTAAACCACTTTCAAAACTTAGATACATCTCACCTTCTAGATACTGTTTAACAAACCGATTCTTAGCAGTTAATGCACGTAAAATAACACCGGGGTAACTTTTTTGACCAACTGCAAGTTTAGAATCAATATGATTGTCTTCTTTCATTGGCTTTCTTGCAAGTTGTACTGTTACAGATGGTAAATACACTGCAGCTCTACCACCTGGCATCTCTTTTACTAATGACGGGAACATTGCACTAGGATCTTCGTAGATATGATTAGTGCAAAGTATAGTAGTCTTGGTAATAGCAGCTAACTGAGTGCAAGTTCTAAGTAAAGACTTAACTGCTTTAGCTCTACTGCCCATATCTGCACTGGTACTCTGCTTTTCCATTCTGTTGATCTGCAATTCACTCTCCATATTACCTAGTGAATCAATTGCAATAATGAATTTACCTGTTTGTCCCTTCTCTTTAGCTTTAGTTAAAAAGTTGTAAATGGTGTTTCTACACTCTTCAATACTAAAAGTAGGAACATATTTTACTCTACTAGTATCTAAACCAAGAGCAGCAGCTCCGTCTTTATCAATTGCATTTTCACTATCAAAGATAACAGGAACTAAACCGTCTTTTTGAGCTGCTGCTAGAATTTTTTGAACAATATAAGACTTACCAGTCATAGACGGCCCTGCAAACATTGTAAGTCTACTCTTAGGTACACCTCCGAAGAGGGAACCAGAAACTAATCCGTTCAAGACCATTGACCCTGTGTCAATCCAACCATCTACATTAGATAATGCTCCTTCATTAAGATAGGAAGCATACGGATTAATCTTATCTATTTCACCTAAAATTTCGTCAATGTCTTTTTCCATACGCTAATTATAGCGTACAGAAATTAAGAATCCATTATCTTTTTAGTATTGATAAGTGTTTCTGTCAATCTCTTGGATACTGCATTATTTTTATCCATGTTTTCAATCATAACATCTCTCCAAGATAAAAATACTCTACGAATTTTTTCTAACTCTTTATTAGCTAGAACCCCGTTACCTTTATCAGTACCATTAATAATTTTGGTCATTACAATTGCAGTTCCTACTAACCCATCCGTTTGACCTCTCTTAAATTCTTCTGCTAATAGTTTTTTGTTCATACTATAATTAAACTGTATTTCCAGGTATTCAACCACAAAAAAACCGCCTCTTTCGAGGCGGTTTAAATAATTATGGTTTTATTAGAATTGAGCAGCTACTGCAGCAGCTAATGATTCATTGGTCCATTGAGGGGCATCATATTTAGCATCACTCAAGGCAGCGACTTTAACTCTGCCTAAACCTCTGATAAATACGAATACTGATTTTTCTTCTGGAATGTCAACAATTCTTTCAATTACTAATGTATCGGTAGTAATTGTTTCTGCTGGACGAACTACTAATTCTTTTGTTGTGTTTAATTTTACTGGTAAGCTCATACAATTATTTATTCAAATTACAGCTCTTTTTTAATTATTCATCAAAGAGTTTAATAACTTCTGGTCCCTTTTCTTCTTGCTTTCTAGCAGTTGAGTTTAAAAGCTTTTCGTATTGAGAAAGAATTCTATCATCAATAGAAAAATCTGTACCAATTGCAATAGATGACTTAGTAAAAGTAAAGCTAAATTCTCTACTATTATTTACAGCTTTTACAAATTCATTCAAAAATAGTGGAATCAATTGAACTGATAGTTGACCATTTTGCTGTGGTTGAACTAAAACCATTACCGGATTCTTAACTGTAATGGTGTTAGGAGTTTCAGAACTTAATTGACCGATAATATTGCGACCGGTGTTATCAATAAAAGTAATATATGACATATCTTATAATATTTAAGATGTATTAAAAATCAAGATAATAAGCTGAACAAATCTGTCTGTACTTGACTGCCAGGTTTTTGAGCTGTCCAATTGACGTTTTTATAAAATCTATCTACCACAGAAAAGATATGTTTCTCAAACATGAGATTGTAATCTGGTTCGAATTTACTTTTAAATTCTTCTGGGTAATAGTATTTGTATGCTATACCATTTATCTTGTAACTATTAGGCTGCTTAACGTAAAAATGTCTTACTTTGTCACCTGAACCGATTTTTTCATATTTGTTGCTTACACCAAACCTATCTAAAAGTAAGTTATAGTAGTATGCTGCTTTTACATGTGCAGGCATACCTTTACATGTTTTAAACTCATCACATTTAGAAGCATACTCCTCATATCCATTAATGTTACTAACAAACGTAATATCTTCTACCGGTAGATTCTTAAAAATATCATATATTTCATTAACCACTTTATTTGTATCATTAACGTTTCTAGACATTAACATCGTTTCTATAATACGCTTTACATGTGGTTTAATTGCGCTAGGCATGGTACTACGCACCACTTCTACCCCTGTGTATTTAAATTTATCACAAGGTATGCCTTCATCATCCATTACATGCATAACGTAACGTTTCTTCTGTAGAAAAATACCGACATCCGCTATAGCTTCTCTCTTAAAATTAAATCTACAGTCATTGGAATTTAATTCTTTACTACCCCAAATTTTAATTTTCTTGTTTAGATAATCTTCAATTTCTTGAACCACGTTGTATGTTTCTTCAGTTAGTTTTTTTCCATCATTAAAAGTTACAATATTGTTTTCAATAAGAGGTTTAATAGAAACGTAACTAGAATCAGTGTCATTGTAAATGATGTTTTTATTTAGAATAACTTCATCTGCAATGTTAGTTTTTTGTTTTAAAAACTCTTTAAGTAACTCGTTTGACTGTTTAATAACTGCTTGACCGGTTAAAGTAATTGAGGATGCAATATCATCATCACCAAAAGATGCATTTTTATTACCGAAATAACCGTAAATTGAATTGATGAAAACTTTGATACATAGCTGTTTTGCGTCTAACTGATCTATTTTCATCTTCACGTTTTTATCGGATTTCTCTGCATATTGCTTCTTATACTTCTTTAGATCTTTTTTGATCTCTTGTCTTTGATTGTAATAGTAATCAAGAATCTCTGGCATTATACCTTTTTTAACCTGAGTAAACAAAATATTTGCTTTACTAATTGCAATCTTTTTCTGTTGTACAAAAAGCTGAAAATTATCCTCGGTCAATTCATGCACTTTACCGTTAGTAGTTTTAATAAAAACTTTACCATTTTCTCTATGAGTTATACCACCTACTTTTGTCTCTGGTGATATATTCAAGCTAATCATCACGTTAGGGTATAGAGAATTAGCATCAAAAGATACGATGTATTGTTGAAACCCACTCAATGGCTCACCTACATATGCTCCAGGATTTTTCTTACCATCATCTTCATTACGTATGAATGTTGGTATTTTTTGACCTCTATAACGAGCTCTAATAGCAGTAGCTCCGTTAATTACAGATAACGTACCCATTGCCCCTTCAAATGAAGTTAACCCAACGTATGCTAACATACGAATAAGTTCTAGATATTTCAGTTTGTTTTCTAGCTTTGATACTAGTCTAACGTCCTGAATATTATACTTTACAAATGTTTGCCAATCGTTATCTGCTAACGTTGCTAGATTCATTACACCGAAATCTATCTTTTTCTCACCCAATTCAGCTTCTGCTATACTATTCAGTTTATAGCTTTCTCTTTCACCTAAACAGAATCTTTTGTAAACATCGAGATAATCGATAAGAGATACTCCGTCAATATGCCAACGAATTGTTTCTTGTCCAAATTGATTGGGTATTGTTCTGTAGTAAATTGAATTTACAGGTGACAATCTTCTTGCATACTCTTCACCTAAAAGATTTGTTATTCTGTTAATTAAATAAGGTATATCGAAAAACTCTGAGTTCCAGCCTGATAGAACGTCAGGATAATCTTTCTCAAGATACTCTAAAAACTTGATTAAAATTTCCTTTTCTGTCTTGCAGTTATAGTAAACAACGTCATTTTCTTCTGGTGTATATTTACCACAACCCCATGTATGGTATTTGTTAGTTATATTATCGTAAACAGTAATAACGTTTACCGGTTGCTTTGCTTCAGTTGGTTTTGGAAACTCATCTGGTGCGTGGACCTCAATGTCTAAAAATAATATCTTGATAGGATGTTTGCTAAATTCAGGTGTTTCGTTATTTTGCCAGAATGTATCTACAAGATATTGTTGTGTTATGTTTAAGTTTTCAAATACGCGTTTGATCTCTGATTCTTTCAGAAATTTATAACGTTCATACTGATTTCTAAATATCTTTTTAGTTAGCTTTGTACCGTAAATAGATTCAGCTTCACCTTTTACATTTTCTAGATAAATGTACGGGTCATGGGTGACTTTTAGTTGTACTCTTTTACCGTCTTTATCCCAAGTAAACAGTACAATCTCATGCTCTTTACCATTATAGTAAATATTACGGTAACTCATTACCGTTAATAATATACCATCTACGTGTTAAATCTACTAATATGTTTTCTTTCTTTAGAGCCGAAAGGAGTCATATACAATTCCATGTAGCAATCAATATTGTCGTCGTTTTCTAACCATCTTGTGTCCGCGTATTGTCTTGCTTTCTTACACATAGCTCTATATTTGTCTACATCCTTTATTGTTTCATCTATTCTATCAATCATTTCAGCACCTGTGTCGAATTTAATAGGTGCATTTTCGTATGTACAAAGATTTTGACATGCAATGGGTAATCCAAATGCACATGCTTCAATATACTTTAAGTCACTCTTAGACTTATTAAAATTATTATTTTGTAAAGGAGCTACCATCATATTAACATTCAAATCACTAATACCTTGACCGTATTCATATATTCTTTTCCATTGATGGAATTCAATTTTACCGTTTCTCACTAAATCTATTAATGGTAATGGAAATGCACCTAAAAACACCCACTGATATTTGTCTACTGTTTTTCTAATAACTTCATTAACATGGTAAAAATCGTCTTTTTGACCTGTTCTATTATCAACATCAAAGTGTGCACCGGAACCGGCGTATAAAATACGTGGTTTCTTTTTACACCTATCAAGATTATTCATATTTTTAGTTAAATCATAATAATGACCTAACCAAAACTTAGGCATAAAATTTGGAATAATAGTGACATTTTTATTACCTGTTTTATTCATGTAATAATCTTTCATGAATTTACAGGTAACAGTAATTTCATCACATAAAGACATTATTTCTTGTGCAGATGCTCTTATTTCAGGATTTTCAAATGCTGGTTTATACTTGTTATAGTCTGGAATATCTTCTTTAAAGCACAAATCGTCAATTTCATACATTACTTTCATTCCATTCTGTCTAGATATATCCTTCAGTAATTTAACAAATTCCAATTGTTGTTTAGTTGCTTGTCTTTGAACTCTAACACCTTTAGCCATTATATAATATCTTGGATCAAGGTTCATTACTGTTGTACCTTGACAGACTGCTTTTTGATGTGCATTTAAAACTTGTTCTGGCCAAATCAGTCTCCAATGACCACATCCACTATAATCAGCATAGTAACTTAAAAATCTAGGTAATTGAAGCTCTTTTGGTTGTTCAGGTTCAGATGTTTTTGGTGCATTTGTAGATGCATTTAAAGGATTTGATGATTGAAAAGGAATAGCTACATTATTAGCAAAAGGCACTCTACCAGGTGGCAATATCATATTAAAATTTATATGTAAGTGTTAATTAGTCAACAAAATTAACTCTTTTTGTTATACCGTTATGTTTTTCTAAGAATATGATGTCTCCGGTTGCAAATTTAGTGCTCTCTTTTCTATGACTAATAATATAGATAGCTTCATTATGTTTTTCGCAACGTTCTTTCAAGATATCTAACACAAGTTCCACACCCTTTTCATCTAAACTACTATCAAATAATTCATCATACAAACTAATGTTGTAATGAACATCTCCTTGCGACTTACGCATATCCATAAATGAAAATAAACATGCTAAATCAATGGCTTTACGTTCAGCTCCGGAAAAATTGTTGTATGAGCATAATTTACCTTTTTCATTTAATATCTCTTCTTCAAAATATTCATTGAACACACATATACTATTGCTATCTAATCTCTTTAGATAAAAAGCTAATTTACTGTTAAAATTTTGTAATATTTTTTTAACTATGTAGCTTTTTACACCTTCTTCACTTACTACAAATTTAACAACATCGAGTAAATTGATAACCTTCTTAATATTATCAATTTCAGTTTTAACATTTTCTAGTCTTGTAGATGTTTCTTGTATTAATGTATCAAAGGTATTATCACTGTCACTAATACTATTAATACTTTCATTTAACTGGTTATTGATGTCAATTAACCCTTCAATACGACTTTGCAAAGCATTTTTATTGTTTAAAGCAATTTTAAAATTATTAAGTTCATCGTTAATGATACCAATATGTTTTTTAATTTTTGTATGTTTATCTTTATATTCAATTAAGATATTTTTCTTACTGTTTAAGTCTGAATTTAAATTCACAATTTCGCACTCAAACTTATTTTTCTTTTCATTTAATTCTGTTTTATCATGATCTGTTATCGGTCTCAAACATGTAGGGCATACATCATTATCTGTACCTACTTCAGACAAAAGCTTACTCTTATTCTTAACGTTTGAATTAATTTCTGTAATATCGATCACTAGTTGCTCTATTTTACTTTCAAGTCTATCATAAGCTTCATTTAGATTTGTAAGATCTTTATTTTTACCTTCAAAATCCATGAGCAACTCTGTGTTATGCTGCAGTTTTAAGTTTTCAATTGTAGTGATATTTTGCTGTATTTTTTGTTTGATATTCTGTATTTTTAAATTCTTTTCTTTTGTCTTTTGTTCTTTAGATTGTTTGTATGTTTCAATGGAGTTCTTGATTTCATCATGTTTTGCTACTTCAATATCAAACGTCTTTTTCACTTCATTATGTTCATCTCTAAGAATAGACATCATTTGTGAAAATATTTGTAGATTAAAAATTTGCTCAATAAATTTACGTTTCTCTACCTTACCTTTAGCCATAAAAGGTATGGTATTATTAAGTGTCATAATAACGCAGTTTTGAAAAATCTCAGAAGATGATGATAAAACTGCTTCGATGTATTCAGTTGTATTTGCTATACTATCTCTAGTCTTATCCTTACCATTTTTGTAGACGTACAATTTTGATGGGTTAAGTGTTCGAACAATTAGAAAATCATCGCTACCTCTAGGCGAATTAACATGAAATTCTAACTGAACCTCGCATTGACCTTGAGTAATATTATTAACAACAAAGTCTTTTTTAATGTCTCTAATAGTACTACCAAATATTGCAAAATATAGAGCATCAGCTACTGTCGACTTACCTACTCCATTTCTTCTATCTTCTTTATCTCTATTGATGCCAGTTATAATGTGAACGCCTTTAGTGAAGTCTACTATTACTGGAGTGTTACCAATAGACAGAAAATTTTTAATTTTAAGCTGTTTAAACGTTACAAATTTCATAGTTTTGCTTTTTGTAGCAAGTTAATAGTATAATCTATTACTTCTTTTTTATTGTTAATATCTAGCATGTTAACAAATTCTTCAATAGCATTTTCAATAGAAACACCTGATAGGTGGTGATCGACATCTTGTTCAACTTTGATTTTATTATAATTGACGTCGTAATCTATACTGAAATCATCTGGTTTGTATGAAAAGAATTTAGCTGTCAATATATCTAAATGTTCTGTACTAATGTTTTTATCAACAACTAATTTTACGATATTATTTGGTAAATAATCGTTAAATTCTTTATCAGCATCTTTTAATTGAATTAATTTAGATAGATTAATTTTTACATGGATTGGTGTTTTCTTGTTAGGTATGAATTTATATTCGCCTGTATCAAATTCGAGAGTATAGTAGCCTTTGTACTGATTTGCATCAGCAAAATCCATTTGAAAAGGGTTACCGACGTAAATAATTTTATTATCACCAAATGTCTTTTCATCTCTAGAATGAAAATGTCCTGAAAAAGTTAACGGTGATTTATTTGATAATATTTCTGGGTCATCACCTGTATCACAAACTTTAAATGCATTCATTTTGAAATTTTGCAATTCAAAATGTCCGAATAATAAATCACTTTTTGGTATGTCTTTAATTTGAGTACCCCAAGGGCAAAAAGTTACCGATTTACCGTTAATGTGGATAGTAGTTAGTTCATCATAAACGGTGATATTAGATCTGCCTTTAAAAATAGATAAACTATTTACCTCCGATGTTTCTTTATAATAACAGTCGTGATTACCTGTTATCATATAAATGCGTTTGTCATTTAATTCATCTAGAAATTGATTTGCTGCATCTAATGAAATTAGACTAATTTCATCTCTATAATGGAAAAAATCTCCACAGAAAATTACGTCATTTATACCTTGACTATCTAGTTCTTGTTTAAACCATTTAGTGCAATTTCTATCCAATAATTTGAATTTTGATGTACACCTAAATGTAAATCTGAAAATATTGCTACTTTATTATTCATCGTTAGTATCGTCAGTATCGCCGTCTGGTTTTACATAAATGTTTATGTCTGAGCTATCTTTCATTTCTTCTTCGTAAAATCTGCTCTTGAATTCATTTACCGCTTCATTATGTTTCTTTTCTTTTTTAATTCTATTAATAAAAGCATGGAAAGCTATGGTAGTAAAATATGAAAAAGGGCTATGTTCTGATGTGATGTCAAATTTCTTATTTTTTACAGCAGTGAACATTTTTACTAACGCGTCACCTACCATCTCATCTCGATAAGTATAGTTAATAAAATTGGAAGAATAACTTAACCCGTGAGCTATCTTATTGATAGAATTTGCTAAATCATCTAACCCTGTGTTTTTTGTGTAATAGGTTACAAGCTGAGCTTTAAATATTTCTGGGTCTACGTAGTATTCTGTCTTCTTTGGTTTAGGTCCGCGTTTTGCCATAGTACAATTATATATTAGAATCTTATCGTTCCATGATCGGAACTACCTTGTATTGTATCTTTTCGGATGTATATATACTCTTACGTTTTTCACTATGTTCTCTACTGTATTTCAAGTCATCTACTAAATCTATAATATATAATTTATTTTTGTTTGGATTTAAACGTAATCCACGACCGATTGACTGCACAGTTCTTATAAAACTCTTACCTCCGGAAGCAAAAATGATCATATGAAGATTTTTGATGTTAACACCGGTAGAAAAAATAGCGCTAATAGCAATACATACCACATCGTCTCTTTGTTCCATTTCAGAAATTACTCTGCTTCTTTCATCTACATCTACTTCACCACGTATAAAGTAAACCTTTTTATTGGTTAAACTTTTACTCATTTTATTGTACAAAGCTTCACCATGAGCAATATGATTAACTAATACAAGAGTATTGTTTTTTACGTTTTTACACACTGTTTCTATAATACCATTCCTATAATCGTTACTGTAAATAAAGTCTAACTCATACCTATATTTGTTAGTATTTGCAGGGTATTGTAACGGCAGTTTATATTTTATTTCTAATATTTTTATCTCAGCATTAGTTAGATATTCTTCAAGTTTTAATTCATGGCTAGTTTTTTCAAAAAATACATCACCAAGTTTACCTACAATATTCCATTCATCTGTTTTATTATCAGGTAAAGTACCTGTTAATCCATATTTGTTGTTAGTTTTAATGCCTGTTATAATTTTACAAATTTTATTACCCTTTCTTAATTTATGACATTCATCCACCACAACGACACTAACATTGAATATCCAATCGTTGTCTTCAATTCTACTTTGAATTACACTGGTATTTGCTATAACAAGTTGGCTTGTTAAGTCTGGATCAATAGACCCTGTCCACCTTGTCATTTTCATTGGAACTCCATATTGAACAAAATCATTAAATGTTTGATTCACCAATGTTAAATCAGGTACAATCAATAAGCATTTGAAGTTATCTTTGTTATATAGATATATAGAGGTTAGTAGTGAAGCTATTGTAAGAGTTTTGCCTCCACCGGTACCGAGTTTAATAATACCTTTACCAAATTTTAACGCATGTTCTACTGCCTCTATCTGATAATCTCTTAGTTTAAGATTTAAATCATTAAACACAGACGAGTTATATGTTGGTTTAATATTTTCGGTTAGATTTGATGATAAAGTTATATTTTCATTAGGGTATGTTTGTTTAATATAACGTAATATTGGATAAAACATACCAGGTTCAAATAAGCCTGTGGGTGTTAAAGCATAAGATCTATCACTTAACCACGGATTACGTTTTTTAGCAAAAAATGCTCCTTGTATTTTCTCACTAAAATGTTCTCTAATCTCATCGAATTTATCACCCGTGAGTTTACACATTCTTCTGTTAGGTAAATATTCGATGTTAAACATTTTACATTTGCTCTAATTTCATTATTTCAACGATATTTTTAATATCGTATGTAAGTGAGCTGAATGTTTTTTCAGTTCTTTCTAAAAACTCTACTATCAATTTTTCATCAGCTATTTTACGGGTAATTTCTTTTAATAGGTCAGCGTCTTCTGCTGTCTTCTCTAACGTCATAGGAGACAGTTTAACTGGGGATTGATACTGAATTTCTTGAGTGAGTTTTTTACGTAATTGCTCTTTTTCAAACTCTAGTTTACTTATATTCTTTTTATGCTGAATTAATTTAGCAACCCAATAATGCTTTTTACTAGGGGATTTTAAAGAAGCCTCTTTTATATTGAATTCATCTATTTTGAGGTCTTCTTCGATCTCTTTAATATATCTATCTAATAAATCCATTATTTAATTATAAATACTATAGTATACATTTCAATGCGTAATTACGAACAAAGATTTAAAAAGGTTTTAGGTGAAAATGGACCAGGATATGTACCAACATACCCTAATACTGCAGGAGCTGGTGGAGCATTAGGCAATGCACCAAATATGTATCAGCCAGGCTCAGCATCTGGTACACCTGGTACAGATACTTACGCGACTGGAGACTATAGACTACCTAAAATGTTAGGTGCTGTTCAAAGACGCAACAAACCACGTAAGAAGAAAAAATAATGGAATCTTTTAAAGTATTTGTTGAAAACAAACGCAAAGTTGTTGATATCACGACTCTTTTAACCCCTGTCAATGAAACATGTCCAGAGTCTGAAGAAGTTGATGCAGACATTATTAAATTGTATGAAGATAGCGATACTAATATATTGTCAAAAGAATATATCGTAAACCATATGCAAAAAACTCTTAGCATTGTTCAAAAAAGGCTCATTAACGGTAACATAAGTGATGTACCTGGAGCGGGAGTCACACGTTTAAAAGCCGCATTTACACCTGGTAGTGAATATCTTATTAATTGGTTAAACGATTTTTCTGAAGAAAAAATATATAAAATTGCTTCAATTTACAAAAATACTTTGGATAAAATAATTAATTGCAACTGTACCCATTTACAATGGATTTAGGTCACTGGCAAACAACTTTACAGATTGATGAAACAAATCTGCCGTATGGTTTTATATACATTATAACTAATAAAACTAACGGTAGAAAATATATCGGTAAAAAACAAATGAAAACGGTTAAAAAGTTAAAGCCGTTAAAGGGACGTAAAAATAAAAGACATTTTGATATTGAAACTGATTGGAAAGAATACACATCTTCGTCCACAGAATTAAATGAAGATATTCAAAAGCTTGGAAAAGATAACTTTACTTTCGAAATTGTTAGAGTATGTGATAGTAAATTTGAACTAGCGTATTTTGAAGCTAAAATGCAATTCGATAATGATGTATTAATAAAAGATGGATTTTATAATGGAATTATAAATTGTAGAATAGGTAGGGCTCCTAGATTATTACTAGAAAAACTATATCATTAGATATGGTCGATTACATAATACCTGAATACAATATAACATTAATCGACTTTAATAAAGTTTTTATAAAAGAAATACAGATTAATATCCTTGATGATTTGTACAAGTATAAGTTATTGGACAAATCTTTAAATAATAAGGACGTTCAAAAGATTTTTTACCATCACATTATACATGTTATATGCGAAGATTTGTTAAAGTCATCAAGTGGTAAGCCTATAATTCTTTTTAACTACACTCAGTTAGATGACTGCGTTATTAAAGAGTATTACAAAGAAGATAAGCTATTAGAATTTCTATCACATGTTATTCAAAAGATAGAACGCAATTTACCTATCAAAATTTTTAAAACTAAATTGAACGTTCAGACTGTAGTGCATTTAAAAGAGAAAAACGATGGTAGAGCATTAACTTTGCTAACAAAATTAATAGAAAAGAGTAACACATTTAACGTTAATGACTATAGTTTTGAGAAAATAAAGAGATTAACTAAGAAGTACGAATTAACGTTTCTCAATATAGATTATTTTAATAGAATAAAGACTAAACAGATTCTCATTAAATAAATAATATTATGGACAAATTTACTGAGAAGACTAATGAATTCCTAAGACTCATTGACGAAAAATCATTAGTATACACAGCTAGAGGTAAAGCTTCAGAAGAAGATGCTGAAACTATAGCATCACCTTTAGATAAAAAAGGCGCTTTAACTGATCAAGATGAATCTAACATCAAAAATGCTAAAATAGCTCAAAGATTAGCAAGAGACGCAGAAAATGCTCCTACCAGAGAAGAGCAAGATGCTAAAAAGAAAATCAATATGTTAGCAGCTAAATTAGGTCAAAATGCTACTGCAGCATTAAGCAAACTAGCCAACATTAAATGAAATTTACAGAAAAAATTAATTACTATAATCAGATTCTGTTTGAGCAGGATGATGCCATACAACCACCGGCACCTGGACCGGGTCAAAACCCTACTGAACCAGCTCAAATGCCAGCTGACACTGAGCAAGCAGGAGCTGAAGAACCATTACCAGAAAGTAATGTACTTTTAGTCAGACTTTTAATTAAAGCTCTTGTAATGGATATTGATCCAGAAGACATTAGTGAAATTAAAGGCATGGGTGATGTAAATGAAAACAATGCTAGTGAAATTTTAGATAGATTGATAACCATAATGAAAAATTATTCTGCAGACATAGATATTGAGACGTGAAGTATAAATATGTAAAATGCAGATTCAGTTTGTTGGTGAAACAAATACCGAATTATTAGAGTTAAGTGGTTTGCAGTTTGAAAAATTAAAAAAGTATGCCTTTAACTTTGTTTACGAAGAAAAGATACGCAACTTTTTAAATAGTAAAAATTATACTCCATTAACATTTAAGCATAACGGATATGACATGTTAGTAAACATGTTTTTGTCATTAGACCCTCAACACTTATCAAATTTTGTAAATTTTATAGAAAATAAAGAAGTTATGTTGTATGATAACAGACGCGGTAATATCATACAAAAATGTGTTGAAAATGGTTTGAGTGAAGCATTTGCAACTAAATTACTGAACACAACTGCCATAGACCAAAAAGGCAATGCTATAGGTCCAGGTGAAATTTTATTCAGTTTATTTTTTAGTGATCTCAAGAATAGCGACACTGATAGTGATTTGCTATTTAACGATGTTAACATAGAGGTAAAATGTAGACATGCACGCTTTGGAGATAGACCGTCTAAAAGTAATCAAATGTCGATATCTGAATTCATACATAAATTATTTGATGTCAACAGCATTGAAACATATGAAAGACAATACGGTGATTTAAAAAATGTTTGTATTCATTTAAAAAATGGTTATGAATCCCATTACAATAAATTTGAATATTATTTAACTGTTTGTGATACATTGGATGATATCTATGGAAGAGGTAACAAGATATCAAAGCTGTTCTTACAAGAAGAAGACATTATATCTAATCAATTAAAAAATAAAATAGCTAAAATTTACATTTACGGTAAAATTTTATCAAAAAATATTGCTCATATACTATTCATTAATGATAACAATGAATATATGTTTGCAGAAAGATACGATGTACTTAAAGATAATGGTTTAATAGATATTAACGTTTTAAACATCGGTGAATTTAAATTTAACGATTTGTACCCAAAGGTTACATTAAATAACGTCGATGCAATCGTTCAGTAAATACTTTAAATTACGCAAACGTAAAAATAAAAAACAGACGTTAGGTAGTACTGGTAATAAAAATTTAGACAACAATACCAATCCTCTTAATAAGGATACCTATTTGAACCCACCGTATGGTACTGAAGGTAGAATGCTTACTCCCGGGTCTCCAAATCTATAATATTAACGCCTATCTCGTGTTCAAACCCACCTTCATCTCTAAACTTTAAATAGTTTACAATTGTCTCGACGTAATCAGTAGCTAAAGTAATTTTTGCTGCTATCCAAGGTTCTATTTCTGATTCATGTTGTATCAATTCTTGAAGCATTTGTGCTCTATGTACTAAGTTATTGATGTTACCTTTAGCCATTGGTAAAGCACTTTCTTCACTTTCATCTGCTATTCTATCGCCACCTGGTACTTCACCGCCATGTACTGCTGATGCTAGTTTATTAAAATTTTCTCTTGATGCTGCATTACCTACAGCTGTTACAACGTTTAGACCGCCACCTACAGTACCTACACCAGACATTGTTGGTCCGAGACCTAAATTCTCGTTAACTTTTTTATACTTCTCGGTGATTAATTTTACATCATTAGGCGATATTCTCATGTTAATATTTATAAATATCTGTATGCGATTTGATGAATTAGTAGATTATGTGTTAACAGAAAAGAAAGGTTCACGTTGTACTAAGGTAACTGGTCAACAAGCATCTACACGTAAAGATAAGAAATATATGCGTTGCGCTAGAGTAGATGGTAAATTAAAAAGAATACATTACGGTGACCCTAACTTACGTATTAAAAAATCTAACCCTAAGCGACGCAAGTCTTTCAGAGCTCGTCATAAATGCTCTACAGCTAAACCTGGTACAGCAAAATACTATTCTTGTAAAAACTGGTAAAATATAAATAATATCATGCCATCAACAAGTGAAAAACAAAGAAAATTTTTTGGTGCGGTAATGGGTGCTAAAAAAGGTCAAAAAGGTGTTAAAGGTGCAGCTAAAAAAGCTGCTAAAGAAATGACAAAAGGTCAGATTAAAGACTTTTTGAAGAAAGAAAGTTTTGATTTTGCCGTAAATTATTATCTGCTAGAGTTTACTCAATTAAACGAAAAAAAGAAACAGAGATTGGATCCTAAGTGTTGGAAAGGTTACCATAAAGAAGGTACCAAAATGAAGGGTGGCGTGCGTGTTAATAATTGCGTAAAAAACAGTAAATGAGGTAGTTGATTTAATAGTTACTCATTCTAAATTAAAATGTATGAGTAATATTATTACAGAACAAACAACCCAGCTTAACACACACTTTGTTGAATTCAATGAGAATGTAGCAAAGTTTGTTGAAAAGGATAACGCTTCTGCAGCAGCAAGAGCACGTAAGTCTCTTCTTGCTATCGGTAAGATCACCCGTGATCTTCGTAAGCAGATTCAAGAGAGAAAGAAAGCAATGAAGTCTGCACCTAAGGCTTGATGCTTTTTAATAAATAATTTGGTGGTACCATTCAAATTATTTTTCGAAAGAGCATTAGGACTTATTGAAGTAGTTAACTTTAGAGAACTCGGCCCCGTTGACGCTAAGGTAGATAGCGGTAACGGGGCTTTTAATGTCTTACATGGTACAGATTTAGAAGAGTATGGAGATAAAGTAAATTTCAAAACAATAGGTGGTAAAGGTTTAACTAAGAAAATACATGATTATATAAACATAAACATAGGTGCTGGTAAAGTAGAAAAAAGACCTGTTGTTGTATTTGATATTGAATTTGCTGGTAAACATTGGAAAAATATACCATTTTCTATTTCAGATAGAAGCACCAATGAACAGCAAGTTTTAATTGGTAAAGATTTTATTATTAAAAATGGCGGTGTAATTGATGTTACAAAGGAGTACAATTTAGGTTCATGAATTTTAAAAATTTTTTCTTATCTGAAGTTTTTAAAGTTTCACCTGAAATAGAACAACAGGTGACTCAAGCTTCTAAACAGCCGGGAGTTAGTATAAATTCTCTAAGTAATCAGTTTAAACTGGATAATAAAACGATAAGAAGAATTGTATTACAAAATAACCCCGATTTTAAAATTTCACACAAAACTATATCTCCAAATCGATCAGTAAGTGATTTTAAAGATCAAATATTGGATTATGTTAATAAAAATTACGATTACACTGAAATCGGTAAAGCGTTAGGATTTAGTAGTAATGCAATATCAAGATTCTTAAATGAACTGGGTATAAAACATATAAGTTCAAGATACAATAAAATACGTGATTTAACTATAAAGGGGTATAGTGGCGCAAAAATAGCAAAAATGTTAAATGTTGACGAAGGTACAGTGTATAGAATAAGAAAACAGTTGATTGCAAAAGGTTTGTTAAACCCGAGTGACTACGCACGTGAATCTAAATTAACACTGTTAAAGAAAAAAGAGATTAAGCGTCTGAGACAGCAAGGTTTAAGTGTTACAGAAATAGGAAAAAGGGTCGGTATCGGCCATTCTACTATTACAGATTATTTAAGATCATTACCAGATTACGCTAAATTAACAGTTAATTCAAAAATGCTTAATAAGCGTAATCAAATTTTAGATCTAGCTAAACAAGGTAAATCTAATGGTGAGATTTCAGATATAATAGATTTACCTTATAGTACAGTAGCAACTGTAATAGCTAGATTTGGTAAAGATATACGTAAGCAACAACGACAAAAAATAATCGATGAAATTATAAGGATGCGCCAGGAGGGTGTAAAAATAATAAAAATTGCTAATGCGTTGCATGTGTCTCCAAAAACAGTAGTGATTGTCTTAAAAAATCACAAACTTTACAAGAGTGGAGAAATACCAACTAAACCCCCGCATGAACCTCGTAATAAGTTGTCACCAAAAACATTAAAACCAGCAAAAGATACAGGCAGAGTGTATAGTGTAGATTCTGTTTCATTACCTCCCAATATTATCAATAACTCTGAAATAACTGAAAAATTTATAAAATATTTACAGGAAAAGGAAAGTGATTTAATTAAATTATATGCTAAGCAAAAAATAGGATCTATAAATGATCCAAAATTTCAGCCAGTAGATCCTTCCAAATTTACATCTAGAGAATTAAACAATATTATTAACGTCAATTATATTGACGAAATAACTATGCTAATGAATCGAGTTAAAAAGATGCCATTTGCAAAATTCTTACAACAATTAAAAGACTATAATATATCATTTAATTTAAACGAATACAATTGGCTAAAAATGTTTAGACATGGTGGTATTACAAAATATTCTAGAGCAGGACGTAAGGCTATTGAAACGATGAATCGTAGATTTAAAAAATTCAAAAATTCAGCCGAAGGTAAGAAGATAAGAAAGCAAGGATTGAAGGATAACCTATCAAAAGAAGAGATAATTGCAAATCTAAAAAAACGTTATAAAGAGCTGAGAACACAAGCTGAAGAAAAAGGTGAAGTTTTTGATCCTGGAGTGGAATTTAGTAGCATACAAGGGAAACTTAAAAATAGAAAGTTTGAATTTGACGCTATTTCAAGCTACGTTAATGCAATGCCTGATACCATTAAAGTATTAAGTTTACCTGAAGAATACTCTTTTGAGAAAGGTATATCATCAACGTTTAACAAAAACGTTGAAGTATATGGAGCAGAAGCAAGAGGATTAAAATTAGCAAAACAATTTGGATTAAAAGCTCAAAAAGACTCCGGCAATAAAATACACGCAAATGTCACTGATGCTAATATAAATGAATTAATTAATGCACCTGATAAACACTTTTTTTATAAAACTGAAGGTGATAAAAAAAGATTATACGTACCGAATAATTTTAATATAATTGATCTCGACTATTTAGGTATACCAGGCACTTTAATAGGGAATACACCAATGAGACTTAACGTTCTACATAACCCGTTTTTATACCCGGTAAAAGCTGCTAAAGAATTATTAGCTCCTGGTGGTTTATTATTTGTGACATATACATTGTTTGCTGCTAAAAATGCAAATATAACTAAAACAAATGTGTATAATAAACAAAAGAACTTATTTGATTTAAAGCTAGATGATAAAGGTTATTTTAAACAAAATAAGCCAAACGATGCTACCCAACAAAGTATGGAAAGTGAAACTGTTGGTTTTAATTTAAACCGATACAATGAAAGTGCACCAATAGCTAACCTGTACATAAATGGTATTGTAAATTATGCTAAAACATCTAGTGTTAATTTAGATATAGTTTATGCGAACATATATAAAGGTTCGTTCAATAATGTAATGTTTCGTGCTGTGTTTTTAAAATCATGAAAACATATAAACAATTTTTAAATGAAGCTTATTCTCAGGATGCTATAAATGCAATTTTTGATATGTATCAAAAACAAGGTAAAACTTTGTCTCAAATATCTAAAGCTTTGAACATACCAGCTTCAACTGTTTTATATCATCTTAGAAAAGCTAACGCATATGCAGAAGTTAATAGAAAAACTTCACCAAAAGTGATAAAACAAATGTATGATATGTATTTTAATCAAGACTTAAATTGTTCAGAAATTGCTAAAAGACTAAACACTTCTAAACAATTAGTCAGCCATTATATTAAAAAATCATTACTGACGAGCCCAATGTGAAATAAACTGATAAAATTCAGCTCTAACAGCTGCGTCAGTTAAGAAGTCTTTTGAAAGTTTTGAGGTGTTCATCTCGCACCCATCGTGACGAACACCTCTATTACAAGCGCAAGTGTGAGTTGCGCTCACCATAACTGCAACACCTTGGTTCTTCTCACAAACCTCGTCTATTGCCTTATGAATCTGCATTGTTAGACCTTCTTGAATCTGAGGTCTACGTGCGTAAAACTCAACAATTCTATTGAGCTTTGAAAGTCCAATTACTCTACCTTCAAGACTTGGAATATAAGCAACATGTGCTACTCCAGTAAAAGCAAGGTGATGATGTGAACAAAGTGACTTTACAGGAATACCTCCCTGAAATACCATACCATCATAACCGTCAGCTGGAAATGAAGTAATCTTAGGTGGCTCATCATAACAGCCAGAAGCAATGTCATGAACATAAGCTTTAGCTACTCTACGTGGCGTACCTTCACTATTAGGATCATTACGCCAATCAATGCATAGAGCATCTAAAAACGCTTCATAAGCAATGGTTGCATTTTCAATGATTTGTTGCTTTTCTTCTTCTGATCTTGGAAGATTACTATTAGCTGTTGGAATAGTCGGGTGCTTCACACGTTCACATTTCATACCAAGATTATAGACTATATAAAAGTTAAATCAACCAAAACTTTTTTAGTTGATTTTTATAATAACTGAGATTAAAATCTTAACAGAGACACGGAGACTGTAAGAACTTCTGAGAGGTCAGAGAGTTTTACTGTAGTAAATTATCTCGGAATTTGTAGAAACAAATAATATCCGCGACGGCTCTGGAAATTTGAAAAATCTAAACTATAATAATTCTATGATTCTCGCGAAAAACATTTACCAGTCGACTAAAGTACTTCCCCTCGGCTCCACAGCTTTTAGACAACCCTTTGCAGACTCTCATTGTAAATTTTTACATGGATATAGATTACAAGCAAAGTTTTGGTTTAGTTGCAATCAACTTGATAACAATAATTGGGTGGTAGATTTTGGATCACTTAAAGAGCTTAAAAAACAATTAGAAGATGCATTTGATCATACTACTTGTGTATGGCGTAACGATCCTGAGCTACCCATCTTTCAACTATTACATGAAAAGAAGATTATTGACTTACGCGTATTTGATGACGGTGTAGGTATAGAAAAGTTTGCTGAATATTGTCACAATATAGCTGATAGCTACGTGAAAAATAGCACTGATGGACGTTGCTGGTGCGAAAAAGTTGAAGTGTGGGAGCATGAAGGTAATTCAGCTGTTTTTGAAAAAGTTAATCTAACATCTACAACTGATACTACAGTAACAATTCAAGAAGCTACTCCAGTACAGCCAACTGAAACTAAACAAGATAATCCTACATTTGTTAATAAGAATTTGACTTCTCCTATGAGTCAAAAGACTGAGAATACTAACAACGTTCCGCCATTATATAACAAAAAAGTAATAAATACATTTAAAGACCCATTTGCTGGAACCTCATGGGGAAATAATAACAAACGGTGAACTTAGAACAACAGGTCAGGCTTTTAAAAATTTTACCCAAAAATAATTTACACGAAGTAAAATCTTCTTTTCAAGAAAAAACTAGAGATCCAAAATTAGTTCAGCTTGAGAACAACGTCAACAAACTAATGAATCAAAAGTTAATTGAACAGAATAAAAAGCCTGACCCCGTCTTACCTAAAAATAACGTAAGACATGTTAGTACTGAAGAGGCTTTAAAAGAATTAGCCGCTCTTTTGAAGTCTACTGACAATAAAACGTAATATCTCACTTCTAACTATATCGTCTTCGGTAAACTTAAAGTTGAATATACCTTTTTGTTCACATTCAACTCCAGCAAATTTATTACATATAGAAGGAAATCCGCTATTTTTACCAATGTCACTTTGAGAAGTATCACCGGCTATTACGTATTTAGTATTGCGGCCAAATCTAGTGAGAATAGTAGTTAACTCACCTAAAGTTAAATTTTGAGCTTCATCTACTATAACAAAACAGTTTCTAAACGTTAATCCTCTTACGAAATTAACAGGTATACTACGAAGTACATTAGTACTATGTAAATTTTTAATTACCGTTGTAGAAACTAATTCTTCTAGTTTATCATTTAAAGGCATAGACCACGGTGCAAACTTTTCATCGATTTCACCTGGTAATGATCCAATACTCTTACTAGCACTTTCCACTACACTTCTAATGTAAACTATGCTTTCTAATTTACGCTGCGATATTAACTTTAATGCAGCATATACAGCTAAATAAGTTTTTGCTGTACCTGCTGGACCATCTACTATACTCATAAAAGTATCATCACGAAGCATAGTTTCAACTAAACTTTGTTGATTATAGTTTAGCGTATATCTATTGGTTACTTCGAAATCATACTCCCATTTACTTTTAACTAATGCTGTTTCTAATTCTTCTATTTCTTTTATTTTTTTACGCTTAGTTTTTTTAGACATCTAAAAATATTTAGATTGTTATTTGATTTTTCACTGTATGTCATACAATATAAAGTATGAATATTGATCCGAGTAAGACCTTGTTTTTATCAGACGACTTTGTATTTTACACTCTTGAAGGTGAAGGTGAGTATATCGGATGGCCGTCAGTATTCATGAGACTATCAATGTGTAATCTCACGTGCATTGGTTTTAAGAGTGAAGATGCACCTTTTGGGTGTGATAGCTACGTAAGTTGGTCTAAAAAGAATAAAATGACTTTCGAAGAGATTGCTCAATTTTTTGAAAAGAACGGATACCATGATCGTTTAAGAGAAGGTGCAATTTTTAAGATTACTGGTGGTGAACCTTTTATTCAACAGAAAAATTTAATTGAATTTGTTAAATTTATACACGAACGTTGGGGGTTTAGTAGTTTTGATAAAGTAGTAGATAGGTCAGAAAATGACAAACCTGATCTTTATATTGACTTTGAAACTAATGGTACTGTTATGCCAGATCAGGAATGGGTTGATAGTGGTAAATGGATTTGTACATTCACAACTTCACCAAAACTAACTAATAATGGAGACCCGGAAGATAAACGTTTCAAGCCGGACGTCCTTAAGTTTTTAGTACAACAATATGCGTGCTTTAAATTTGTAGCTAAACAAGAATCAGATCTAGATGAAGTTTTTACTAAATTTATTAATAACCCTGACATTAATCTCCCACGCAATCGTGTTTGGATTATGCCTATGTGTGGTAGCCGTAATGAGCTTACAAATGTTGCGCCAGCTGTAGCTGATATTTGTAAGAAACATGGCTTTAAGTTTTCCAATAGACTGCATCTACAAATTTGGGATAAAGCATTAAAGGTTTAATATGAATACTCCAGACCCTAAATGGCATTTTAGAATCAGTGTTATTAAGAGTATTCTGCGTATCGGTGCTGGTTTGTATTTATTATGGGGCGGCCTTTACGGGGCTGGTTCTCTAGTTATCGCGTCAGAAATACTAGGCATTGTAGAAGAGCTAGTATAAATAATTATGTGAAACTAGTACCGTTTTTATCGTTTTTAGATCAAATTAGAATTTTCCATTGGCAGACATTTTCATATGCAGAACATAAAGCTTTAGGTAAAGCATACGACGAATTGAGTGAACTGTTCGATAAATTTATCGAAACGTATTACGGTAAGTATGGTAAAAATATTTTAAAGGTTGAATTCGTTTTAAACGTTGAGAGTTATAGTGAGGATATCGATATAACAAAGGTAATAGGTAATAAGAAACGTGCATTACTTTCTTACATACGTACCGAATTACTTACAGAAAATGATAGAGATTTACACAATATTGCAGATGATATAGAAGGTAATATTAACCACTTGCTTTATCTTTTGCAACTGAAGTAGGTTTACTTATCCAAGTAAATTTGCCGGTCTTAGGATCTATAAATATTACAAGCATTACTATTACACCCATAACACTAGCAATAATCCAGAAAGGAACGGTAGCTGCTAAATAAGCTAGACCAAACGAAAATACAGCTGCTCCCATAAATGTTAGACTTTTCATTATACCAGCAAGAAGTAGAAATACTACACCTACACCTACAAGAGCTTTCATGATATAACCTATCATTTCCATTCTCATTGCTTCTTTAGCTGCTTTAGCTTTATTTTCCGCTTCATTTTGCTGTTTAGCGTATTCAAGACGTTTTTCTGCTTCTAATTTTTCTATAGTTACTTTGTTAGCTTCTCTTAAAGCTGCCATTTCTTTTTCTCTTTGTTCAATTAAAGCCTGTGCAGCATCAAGTGCTTGTTTTTGATGAATAGCTAAATCTGTACTTGCTTTATATTTTGCAAATAATTCATCAAAAGATTTTTTCTTTTCTTCTTCAACTTCTCTTTTTACTTTATCGATAGAGTTTTCAGTTAAAGTGTCCATACGATTCATTATTTCTTTTGAACGTAGATATGATATAGTTGTGTTTATATCCTGTTTACGTTTTTCTTCTGAAACATAAAAAATACCATAATTCAATTCACCTACTTTAGTCATATTTTCTCTTACTTTTTGAGCTCTTTCATCGTAAATCTTTTGTAACTCTTCTTTTTGTTTTGCATAATCTAACTCCATTTTTTTACGAGCTTCTTCTACCTTTTTATCTGCTTCAGCTAATTTAGCAGCCATTTTAGCAGCTTCTTCTGCTGCTATTTTAGCTGTTAAAGCTGGTACATCAATATCTGGTTTTTTATCTCCAAAAGGCCATTTAAAACTAGGTATCATTTGGCAGCCAGTCATTAGAAACGTTAATAATATGAGAGAAGATATTTTTAAGGTGCGCATATAAGTATTTAATAAATAATACATATGAATAAGGACTCCCACTTGATTTTTGAGGCTTACAATAACGTGAACGAAGGCATTTTGGATCGTTTAAAAGCAAGAGGTAGTCAAGCTAAAGCAACTGTTAAAAATTTACCAGCTAGAGCTAAAGCAAGTGCAAAAGCAGCTAAAGCTGGGTTCACAGGCAATGTAGCAGCAAGTCAACAAGCAGCTGCAGCAGGTGGTCAAGCTAAAGCACAGTCCGATATTGCAAAGGTCGAGAGTTATAGAAATTCTGCTGCTAATAAAGTAACAAAAGTGATGAACGATATTCAAAACGATTTAAATAAACTAGGAATTGAGATAGACGTAGATCCTAGCAACGTATTAAACTCATTACAAAACTCGTTTAACGAAATCGTTAACAGAATAAAACAAGATGCTGGAATGCAAGTGCAAAACCCTCAAGCTGGTGCTTTATCACCAGCGCAACCTCAGCAACAAGCAACAGGGCAACAGCCTCAACAATCAGCACAACAGCAACCGGGTTCAGTAGGTCAGGCCTGGAAACAGTAATATTGATTTAATATCAGACGTATCTAAATTATTAAATGCGTCTAGCAATATCCGGTTCTGCAAATCAAGGTAAGACTACGTTAATAAACGATTTTTTAGCTGAATGGCCTGTTTATAAGAAAGAAAGCTCTACATACAGAGAACTTTTAAAGAAAGAAAAACTACCACACAGTAAAAACGCTACTAAAGACTCTCAATGGAAAATTCTCAACTTTATGGTTGATGAATTGCAAAAATATAAAAGAACTGACAATGTAATTTTTGATCGCTGTCCTTTAGACAATCTTGTCTATTCTATGTGGTGTATGGAAAAACAAACCAGCGATATCGATAAAGAATTTATCGATAAATGTATACCTATCGTAAGAGAAAGTATGAGATTTTTAGATATTATTTTCTTTACACCAATTACTAAAGTAGCTCCCGTGCCCATTAAAGAAGATAAGAGTAAAGAAAGAGAAATAGACCCTGTTTATATTAAAGAGATCGATAGTATTTTTAAAGCAATATACAATCAATACACCTTAAACAGTGGTAAGAACCCTTTCTTTCCTAAAAATGATCAACCAGGTATGATTGAAATATTTGGTAATCCTCTTGAGAGAATTCAAATGATAAAGTTTTATGTTGATAAGGACGGTCAACCTATTGGAGGAGATCCTTCAACACCTGATAATCTTTTCAATCCTGAAAATTTAACAGCTATGGAAGCGTTGTTAAAAGAGCAAAAAAAGATTGCAAATAATGAAACGGCTTATAAGAAAGAGATAAACAAAATTAAAGATTTCGTCAAAAAGACAAAACGTTAAGATACTCTTTCCCAAACGTATAAACCATACACAGGAGGCTTGTTATTGTGAGCACTACCTCCACCTGCATTGTTAGTTGCATTAAAGTATGTATTAGTAGTGCCTGGTACAGTTCTTGGTGTACCTTCATCTTTAAACGAGTCATTACCGTCTGCATTACCAGCATACAATGGATTGATAGTATGACTATGAGCAGGTATTTCTGCTGTTGTTAATGTGTGAACGTATTCAGTCTCTGTAGTATTAGTACCAACAACTCTTTCTCTAACCTCAAATATATTACTATTAGCATCTGTACCAGTACCAACACCAGCAATATATCTACCCTGAGAAATTTGAATCCAACTTGTACCAGGCAACGTTACACTTGGACTAACGTTAGCTACAGTGTATTTTATACTACCAACTGGATACAATAAGTTAACTAAAGAACCGGTAGCAGCTTGTACGGTAGTTGTAATTAACGAAGTTAATATATCAGCTTCCTGATACAGCTCACCTGATAATGTAATTACATCAGATGATAGGGTATTTATATCAGTAGAGTTAGCAGAAATAGTACTTGCAAATGTTACATTATCTAAACCAAAAACTATATTTGTAAATTGAACTCTTTTAGTTACAACTTCATCATCAATAATAAAGTAATCGTTATTCTTTACTTCATCCGCTACTGGAAGTTGATTGAAGTTAATCTTCGTAGTTGACATATATCAATTATTTATTAAAATAGCTTATGGCTAAAATAGGTGTAGGCATCATTACTTGTAATAGACCCGATTACTTACGCAACCTTTTAAACACGATTCCATACAGCAAAATTAATGAATTGGTAGTTGTAAATGACGGATCCCCTATCAACGATTTTGATTTATCTTTTGGTGTTTGGTTAGATAATCCTAAAAATTTAGGGGTAGGTAAATCTAAAAATAAAGCCATGAAATATCTTTATGATAAAGATTGCGATTACATCTTTATTATTGAAGATGATATGCTTATTAAAAACGGAGAAATATTCGACAAGTATATTAAAGCATTTAAATTATCAGGTATACATCACTTTAATTACGGCCCTGGCTCTCCTTTTAATAGAAAACAAACTATTCAAAATTTTGATTTACATAACAGACATTTATTAGATCAACACAGTGAACCTAATCCAAAAATTGTTATAGAATATAGTAAAGATTTGAAGATTGCACTATATGAGCATACAGTAGCTATGTTTTCTTTTTTTACAAGAGAAGTTTTAGAAAAGGTAGGTTATATTGATGAAGAATTTTATAACGCATGGGAGCATGTAGACCATACATACCGTATTATCAAAGCAGGTTACCACCCACCATTTTGGTGGTTTGCTGATTTAGCTGATAGCACAGAGTATTTAACTGAAGCACCGGGAGCTATAGATAACTCTTCCATTGCAAATAAATCCGAACAGTGGGCTAAAAACGTGTATGGTGGTAGAGAAATTTACTTACGTAAACACGGCCATTACCCTAATCAGCCTCCTTTTGTTGGTAAAGAAGAAGTAATTCAAATCATTAAAAAATTGAAAAATGAAAGTACTGTATTTAATACTTACAACAAAACATCAACCTGAAAGGGATTATAATCAACTAAACACTTGGTTGAAAGGTCAAGAGTATCTTTATCTAACTGATGAAGAGGGTGATTACAAACTAAAATGTACAGATAACGATACATATGCAAGTAATGAAGAGAAGCAAATTTTTGGTATCAATTATGTAATTAAGAATTACAAACATTTACAATATGACTGGTTCTGTTTTTGTGATAATGATACTTTTATTTTTACAGAAAATTTAAAGAAAAAGCTTAGAATCGTTGACCCTAATAGAGTTTGGGGATACGTCTTAAACAAAAAAAGTGACCCATTGAATCCAGTATACACTGCAATGGGTCAAGATTTTGAATATTGTTCTGGTGGAGCTGGTTATTGTATAAGTAGAAATTTAATTACATCTTTACCTGAAATACCTCTAGAGAGAACAGGTTACGGTGACGTTACTTTTGGGTCTGTAATGAGAAGATTGAAAATAAAATTTGATCATTTAGAAGGTATACATCCTCATAACTATACAGTATATAACGATGAGTATAATGAACCTGTTTCGTATCATTATGTTAAAACATTAAAAGACTTTGCATATTTATATAGCTTAAACGGTTCAAATATCATCTCAATAAGTCTATGGGGTAATAAAGAAAAATATCGTTACGGTGCTTTAAAAAATATTGAATTAGCAAAATCTGTTTACCCTGGGTGGAAATTAAGATTCTATATTGACAAGACAATAGATATGGAGTTTGCTAAAAAACTACATGGTTTAGGTTGCCAAGTTTATCAAACTCCAGGTGGTTTAGGCTCATTTGAAGGTATGTACTGGCGTTTCTGGGTAAATGACGATTTATCAGTTAAACGTTTTTGTATAAGAGATGCTGACTCAAGATTTAATAGAAAAGAAGCAGTGGCAGTAACTGATTGGATTGATTCAAAGCAACCCTTCCATATTATGAGAGATCATAAGAATCACGTATTTCCAATTCAAGGTGGTTTGTGGGGAGGTACTCCAGGATATATAAACAATATACGGGGTATGATTGCTAATTGGAATCAATATGACAAATATTCGTGCGATCAGTTCTTTTTAGCAGATAGAGTATACCCGTTGATTAAAAACGCAGCTCAAGTGCACTGCACATATATAGAAAAGAAACCTTTCCCGCCTCACGTGGCTTTACCTGACGGTGAGTTTGTCGGTCAGGTTTTTGATGAATTTGACAAAGGATATCCAGAATGAAAATTGCAATATTAGTACCATCTCGTGAACGAATGAACAGACGTTTAACAATGTTAATGTCTATTTTAACCACTGTTAAAGATATTAATAACGTTAATATCTATTTTGGTGTGGATGACGATGATCCCACATTACCAATCATTACAAAGGTAGCTAATGCTATACCTTGCGTTAAAATAGTTAACATTCACAATGAAGGTAAATTTATAGGTCTCGGTAAAATGTGGAATGAATGTGTAGCTGCGTCTAATGAAGAAATTATTTCAATGATAGGTGATGATATGGTATTCAAGACACCTAATTGGGATGAAATGCTATTAACAGAATTTAAAAATGCACCAGATGATAAAATTTTAGGAATACATTGTAACGATGGATATCATGGCGAAAAATTAGCCGTTAATTTTTTCTGTCATAGAGAGTATGCAAATATAATGGACGGTAAGTTCATGAGAGAAGAGTTTAAAATTAACTGGGTCGATCAATGGTTACATCAAGTGTTCTCATCAGTAGGTAGACTTAAGTATCGTGGTGATATTATGATAGAACACCGTCATTGGGTACTAGGTAAAGATAAAAAAGACGGGGTAGCAGATAGAATGGCAATAGCTGATACTAATAAAATAAGCGATAAATTATGGTACGATTTAGTTCAAGAAAGAATTAACGATGTTAAGATTGTTAGTATACGTACCGGTGTTACTCCTGACTGGAGTAAAGTTGACACCCAAGGAGGTGCAATTTGAATTACTACGTTTTACATCACACACCACTAACTCAACGTAAAAAATATTTAGATCACTGTTTCAAACTTCTAAATATTGATCCCATTTGGGTTACCGGGTATTTACCAGAACACATCGAACTACCTGAGCAACATAGATTTATTAATATTAGAGAATACTCTTTGTATCTTAAGCACAAATACGTTTTTGAACACATGGATAAGAACAATGTAGAAATAGCTACTATATTTGAAGATGATGTAGTGTTATGGAAAGAATATAGGAAATATGAAGAGATTTTTTTAAAGGAGTTTAGAGGGTTAAAAGGAGATATTATGTTTCATGGTACTTGTTGTGAAATAGAACCATATGAAAATATAGAAGGTAAACATGTTTATTATCACCCTGATTATAGAACACGTTGTGCTCACTGCTATATGGTAACTTTAGACGCGGTTAGAAAAATATTAAAGCATTGGAGTATTAATCCAAAAACACCAGATCACTTTTTAAATGAAATGATTGAAAAAGAAGGGTTAAGATCTTGTTACACTAGACCTGCAATTCAAGAAGGAGTATACACCGGAGTTTATAAATCGTCTATTAAAATATGAAAACAGTAGGTATAATCCAACCTGGTAAACTTGGAGATTTAATAATATGCTTACCTATAGCAAGTTATTATAACGAGTTAGGTGTAAAGGTAATTTGGCCTATATTTCATCAGTATGTTAGTATGTTTACTGAAGCTGCACCTTATGTTAGTTTTTTACCGGTAACAGATGATGTTTACAATTGTGTACCACAAGCTAAAGGCACTTTAATTAATTACAAACCTGATGCTATTTTTGATTTAGCTGCAACATTTCCTGGTAGCATGGTTACAGATGAGTATGTAAAAGAAGGCGATGGATTTGGACCTGAAAAATTTGATGAATTTAAATATAGAAAAGCTAAAGTACCTTTTGATAAAAAATGGTCATTAACTTACAATAGAAATATAGAAAAAGAAAATGAAGTTTATGATTTGTATGTTAAACAAGAAAAATATGATCTTGTCGGTATTAAACATTCTAGAGGACAATTAAATGTTAAATTTGAAAGTAAACATCAAATTATAGAAATTAATGATAAACACAGTATTTTTTATTGGCGTAAAATTATTGAAAAAGCTAATTGTATTGCATTAGTAGATAGTGCTATGGCTAATTTTGTCGAACAGTTGAATATACCTAATAAAAAGATATTATTAAAGAAAGAAAATCACCCAACACCAACCTTCAAATCAAACTGGATAATTAAATGAGAATTGCATTCACCATAGTATTAAACGGCTTTAAACATTTACTACACAACAACTTTTATGAAAATATGATCAAAAATTTTGATCATTGGATCATAGTTGAAGGAGTGGCTAACCCAGGAGGATCAACCAATTGGTGTAAACCTATACCTGACATATTTCATTCTAATTTCTGCTCTGTAGACGGCACTACCGAGTTTTTAGATAAGTATGTAAATGCTAAAATTAGAGTATTGAGACCTGTAGATAGACCTTGGGATAGTAAAGACCAACAAGTTAACGCAGCTATATCAGAAATTAAACGCATAACAGATAAATGTTTTCTCTGGCAGATTGACGTTGATGAACAGTGGGATGCAAAAGATTTGGATGCGGCAGAACAACTGTTAATTCAAAAAGAAGGTAAGACGGGGTGCTTTTTATGCGACTATTATGTCGGTCCAAATCAAAAAGTCATAGGTGAATGGGGTGAAGGTAGACGTGTACCTTATAGGAGATTGTGGGCATGGTTTGGTGAAGAATTTGAAAAACATGAACCACCTACGTTAAAAGGTAAAAACGGACCAGGGCTGTTATTACCTCAAAGATTCAAACATTATGCTTACTATTACGAGGAAGATGTAATTTTTAAAGAAGTGTATTATCAAGGCTATGAAGGATTACATGAACGCTGGTTAAAAGTGCAAGAAAATAGAAGCACTATGGATATTAAAGCTTTGTTGGGAGATAAGGTATGGTGGAGTAATACACAGACATACATTATATATGAGAACAATGGTTGTTGATGGAAACAATTTTATCTCTCATTATTTAAAGAACAATAAACCATTATGCGCAGGTAAAATAGGTGTAACAGAGTTGAATCTGTTATATTGCGATCATTTATTAAACTCTGCAAATAATTTTTTACCTCATTTACAGCATGAAGTAGAAGATATTGCTGGGTTGTATCCTTATACACCGGAAACAACTAAACAGTTTGCTGCAGATATGAAAAACGCTCTATCTATAGCAGATTTATTACCTATTTGGAATAGAGTAATTCCAGATTTTGAAAAATTTGTTTTTGAAAAATATTGCTCTAAAAATACATATTTTACGCAGCTACAACATTTAGAACCATATTTTTTTGAAAAACCGTGGACTAAATATCTAGAAAATAAAGTAGTGTTGGTTATAAGTCCTTTCGGAGACTCTATTCGTCAAAACTTTTCTAATTTAGAAAGAATTTGGAAAGGAAAAATAATACCTAATTTCACTTTAAAAGTTTTAAAATATCCGTTTGCTTTAAAAATTACATCTACAAACAAATATAAAACTTCTGATGAAGTGTATAAATTTTATATAGAAGCTATACGTAAAGAAACATTTGATGTAGCTATTATAGGCACAGGCTACACATCGTTTTTATTAGCAGCTGAATGCAAACGATTAGGTAAAGCCGGTATACATTTAGGTGGAGCTACTCAAATACTTTTTGGTATAAAAGGTCAAAGATGGAAAGAGATAAAAGAATTTCAACCACTATTCAATGAACATTGGACAGAGCCTATGAAACATGAAATACCTGAAAAGAAAGATTTAGTGGAAGGAGGATGTTACTGGTGAGTGTTTTCGTACAATATGATGATTGGGGTAGAATGGGTAATAGATTATTTCAATTTGCCTTTGGATACTGTTTGGCAAAAGACAAAGGATGTAAATTATACACACCACCGTTACCTAACTTTAATGTTACAGGTAGTATGAATGAAGCTGTAAAACCGGTTAACCCTATTCATACGCGTAGTTACGGTAATAATCACGTAAACTATGATGAGTTACTGTTAACTGATAGAGATATTATCGTTGACTCTTTTGTACAGAAAACATTATATTATTATTTTCACCAACAAAGTTTAAAGTATTTTTTTAACATACAACCAATTGTAACAAATAAAGATAAATTAGTGGTACATGTTAGAGAGACAGATTATATAGAAATAGGTAAATTTTTAGGTTACGATTTTTATAGAAAAATGATAGATAGCTCTGGATTTAAAGACATTATTATAGTAACAGATAACTCTAACTGCGAAACAGTTAGAAGATTAATTAGTGATGGGTGCACTTTAAATACTGAAGGGTATGTAGATAAATTTGAACATCACAGTGATAAAAGAGGTATGGTAGATTTTACGACACTGCTTTGTAGTGAAAATATAGCAACATCACAATCATCATTTTCTTGGTGGGCTGCATTTTTAGGAAATCATAAAAGAATTATTATGCCTTTTACTAAAGAAGGTGGCATGTGGAAGCTTAAACCAGACAGAGATGATAGTGATCTTTATATCAATTTACCAAATGTGGAGAAATTTATACTATGAAATTTAATGAATTAATGGCTAGAAGCTCTAGTTATAGAGATAAAAATTTACCGGAAAAATGGCAATTACTTGAATACCTTTTTAATAATAGACAAACGTCAGGTGCTAAAGTGATACCTAAAATAATTCACCAAATTTGGTTGGGTAGTGAGCCGGACAGTAATTTAAAAAAGTATATGGATTCAGTTAAATCTGCTAACCCAGATTACGAATACAGATTATGGACTGATAAAGAGGTTGAAACAATTGACTTCAATAACAAGAATTTATTTTTAAGTTGCAAAAACTTTGGTCAACGTTCTGATATATTAAGATACGCTGTTTTAGAAAAATTTGGAGGTATATACTTAGATACAGACTTTTTAGGTATAAAAAGTTTTGATGAATTACTACATCATAATTTCTTTACTGGAGTAGCTTATGATAAAGAACCGACACTGTTTAATGGTTTGATAGGTAGTGTTCCTAATCACCCGTTATTAAAAGAATTGAATAACATTGAACAGGTTGAAGATTACGATGGTATGGCTATTATAAAATCTACAGGTCCTTGGTATTTAACTAGAAAGCTTTTTAAATATATTAAAAGTTATAATGACGCTATAGTTTACCCGGTAGCTTATTTTTACCCTTTTCCTAATTTTGAAAGAGATAAAGATGCAGGTAATGACTATAGAAATTATATAAGAGAAGAAACAGTTTGTGTACACATGTGGGATTCAAGATGGAATTAAACGAATTTATTTCTGGAGAACGATTACAAGAAATAGCTGACATCACACATATTGGTGTTGTTAGCTGTAACATGCCTAATCAGTTACCTAACACTAAAACGGTTTTAAGAAAAAAAGATGAATTCTACCTAAAGGATAATGAAAATATAATTTTCGTATACGGGCATGATTTAGATCTTTTCTTCAGAGAAACATTTCCTAAAATTAATAAACCGGTTAAATTAATAACTCATAATGCTGATGAACCTGTGGAAGAAAGATTTATTCAATTTTTAAATTCAAATAAAATTATTAAATGGTACGCTCAGAATGCTGTAGTTAATCATCCAAAATTAATACCTATTCCTATAGGAATTGCTAATAAACAATGGCCTCACGGTAATCTCAACACTTTAAAAAATGTAATAGATAAAGGTGTAAAAAAAGAGATATTAGTTTATAAAAATTTTGATATTAATACCAACTTCTATCAAAGAAAAACAATTGATACCGTGACAGCAAATAACGGTATACATATGGGGTCACATCTAGCTCATGACCAGTATTTAGAAAAAATGGCATCCAGTTTGTTTATAATATCGCCACCTGGTAACGGGGTTGATTGTCATAGAATATGGGAAGCATTATATCTTGGATGTGTACCTATAGTGCAACAAAATGATTGTTTTAGAAATTTTACTGAATTGCCTATACTTTTTATAAACAATTGGAATGACGTAACTGTATCTTTTCTAAAAAATCAAGTTAGCAATTTTTATAATAAAACCTTTGACACAACCAAATTAAAATTATCATTTTGGAAAAAACTTATAGTTGAAGGTTGAAATTAACTATCCGTTACTATAATAAAGTATGATTATTAACGATGTAAAAGTTTACGACGGTCTTTTGATTCATAATCGTTTTGCGTATAAGTATTTCCGTAAGAATACTCTACCAATTGGCAATATTGTATCGTTTAGAGCTCCTATGAATGTGCAAGCTGATGGAATGATCGATAGTGAAGATATTCTTCAAAACGATTTTATTTACAGTGACGATGCTATTAACTTTTGTTGGGAAATTCCTAACTTGGATGCATTTGGAGCAGTTGCTTATCAGAGACTTTTTAATACACAAATTGCAAATATTTTGTCAAACAAGTATCTAAAGAAGCCTATTGAAGTGGATGGAGATGATTTGATGGTGCATGATACTTTTAAAGGTAGTGATGGTACAGAACAAAAAGTCGGTAAATGCAGCGTCAGTATCACATACACCAAGAATAATGTAGCTTTAGGTCATACAGGTATCAACGTTACAGCTGGTCGTAGAGCTCCTGCATTTGCATATAGTACCAACTTAAATAACGCTCAAGTAGAGGATTTTATGAGAGATGTAATTAATGTATTCTACTCTACCAATGACGATATTTTTATTGCAACTACTAAAGTAATCTCATGAAAAAGAAAAATAAATTAGTATGGCTGCTTGATGTTAAAAAAGATAAAGAAGATTTATATATTGAGTTTCCTGATAGCTTATTAGATCAAGCTGGATGGAAAACTGGTGATAAAATTCTTTGGGAAGAAACAAAAAATGGGTACAAACTAACTAAGATTAATGACAATATTTGATATAATTAATTCAGTACTCATATCTAAACAAAAAATGACATTAAACTGCGATGATGAGTCGCAGTTTAATAGTTTTATGTTGAATAGATGGTTATCTTTTTATTCAAAAGATTTAGCTTGCTACATCAATAGTACAGCAAACAGTCAAGTACATTTAATTAACTCAAAACAAGATCAATACGAATATTACTATAATATGCTGCCTAAATGTAAATTCAAAAAGATAGAATATATTAAAAAGGCTAAAAAAGAGGAAGAAAAAGAAAAACAACTAACTCCAGAATTCATGAGTATTAGAGAATACAATAATAACGTTGATCTTGCTAAACAACTAGATATATAGTTATATGGCACAAGTATCTGTTGATGTTTTAGAACCTAGAAAAAGTTTAATTGATTTAGACAGTTACGGTAAAGGTAACTTTGGTCTTGATGATTATGTATTAAGTTTTATTTTCGATGATATTCTTTTAGTAGAATACGTCGATGAAGTAAATGATGGTCAAGGAGATGCCGTTATGAGGGATGGTGTCTTTGTACCAACAAACGCACTGATTAAAGCTTGGAGAAAAGCTAAGGTCATTCTTACCGGACCAGGGGTAAAGTATGTTAAGAAAGGTGATATTGTTTTATTCCCGCACGATAAAGGGGTAGCAGTAGCTAACGTAAATATTGAGGGACATGGTAGGCTAAAGAAAGGTGTATTTCTCAACGAACAGCGCTTGTTTGGTATTTGCAAATTAAATACAGAAAATGAAGACAACGTTACAAGCTCTGGAAGCAACACTAAAAGAAAACGTTTGTGAGATTACTTTCGCTCGTAGAAGAATGTATGAAGGTAAACTACCATATAGACGTATGTTATGCACTTTAGACAACACGATATTAGAAAGCGTCAACGGTAGAGTTTCTTTGAATTATAAACAACCTGCTAACCCTCTTCCCTATCAAGCTAGATTTTACAATCTACTACCAGTTTGGGATATCTTTATGCAAGATTGGAGAATGGTTAGCATGGATTATTGTCAGCTTTTAAGAACGATAAAAAGAGAAGATTTTTGGAAATATTTCAACGATGAATTATTAACAATGTCTCCTGAGGCAAAATTAATGTTTATGAACTCATGATAACAGAAGCAGAAAACAGTATTAATAATTTCTTACAAAAAGAGGTTACATTTTTTATACATCCTGACAAACCTATTAAAGTAGGTAGACTGTTAGTTTTCAGATTTAAAGATTTTTATTTTAATTTTGTAATCAAAACCTCTTCCGGTAATAAAATTTTTGAAATACCGTACCCGTTTAATATAGAATCACATCAAGATCATATCAAATTTTCATACACTTTAGAAGATTTTTCTCAAAAAAACTTAGATTTGTTTTTAAAAGCAAAAGTTTTAATACCTAAAAAAAGAAATAAACTTTACAATTCTGTAGTTGTTTTATCCGCTCTTAACTGATATAATTAGGTGTGTATAGTAACTATCTATCTAAGTTTCCAGAAGGCTTTGAACCTTTACCACAGCAAATTCGTTTAATTAAAGAAATAGAAGAGGCTTTTAAGACTAACAAATTTGTGATTTGTAGTGCACCTACAGGTTCAGGTAAAAGTTTTATATCTAAAACTTTAGGTAATAACGCGAATGAATGCTCTCCTAAATTTTTTGATTTAATTAATAGCTACAGAGCATTTAAGCAAGATGCTGTCGGTAGTTATACTTATGAAGAAGATTGCTTGAAAGAAAAACCGTTCGGTGCAATGGCTTTAACTATTACTAAGAGCTTACAAGATCAGTACCATAAATTATTTCAAGACGCATATCTACTCAAAGGTAAATCCAACTACACATGTGAAGTAGATCCAAATTTTGATGTTGAAACTGCTCCATGCGTTTTAACGCCTAAACTAAAAGACGAATGCTGGATGTCTTATAAATGCCCTTACTATAATTCTAGAAACACAGCACTAACAAATGTTTTTAGTGTTCTTAACTACAAGATGTTTCTATCTTTACCTGGACACGTTAAACGTAAAAACTTTTTGATATGTGATGAAGCATCTGAATTAGAAGATGAAATCGTTAAACAATTTACATTATTCATAGATCCTGATAAACTAATCAAACTGGGATTGAAAGTACCATTGCTATATAAAACTGAACCTGAATCTATTTTGATGTGGGTTAATCAACTTAGTCAGGTACTAGTTGAATATATTTCAGACATTGTGATAGACATGACTGAAAGAAAAAAGAAAGTAACCATCACAGAGAAGATGAAATTAAAGTATTTTAAACATCTTCATAGCACTGTTAAATTGGTAATTGAAACCTGGGGTGATTGTGAGTACGTTTGTCATAGAGATGGTAAAACAGTTAGATTGATGCCTTTAAAAGTCAGTAACCTTTCTAAGTTTATTTTTGATTCTGGTGAAAAGGTATTATTAATGTCTGCTACTATTATAGATCATAAAAAGTTTGCAGAGACTTTAGGTATTAAAGATTATGTGTTCGTGGAAGCAGAAAGCAGTTTCGATCCTAAAAAAGCTCCCATTTATATTACATCTAAATTTAAACTCAATAAAGCAAATTTAGAGAGCCATTTACCTGCACTTACACAACAAATACAAAAGTTATGTGACAAACATAAAGACGAAAAAGGCATCATACATACTCATACTTTACAGATTACAAAATATTTGCAAAATAATTTAAAAGGTAATAGATTTTTGTTTAGAAGTGATGAAGCAGTAAATGAAGAGATTTTAAATCAACATAGTCAAGCTACAGTACCTACTGTACTCGTGAGCCCATCTATGGCGTTTGGAGTGGATTTGAAAGATGATCTTGCAAGATTTCAAATAGTAGTTAAAGCAGCATACCTACCTTTAGGTGATACAAGAATTAAAAAACTATTTGATAGCGATAAACAGTGGTATGTAGATAAAATGCTTTGTAATCTTGTACAAGCTTGTGGTAGAGGTAATAGATCTAAAGACGATTATTGCGTTACATATATTTTAGATGGAGTATTATTAGATGCAATAATGCAAAACAAAGATAAATTGCCTAAATACTTTATAGATAGATTTGTATGACATTTAAAGCACATTATAAAAAAACAGTACAAGAAGAAGGTTGGAAAGGTGCATTAGCAGGAGCTGGATTAGGTTTAGCTACTATGCTTGGGGGTCATGCCAAACCAACCAACACAGTACCACAACAACAAGTACAAACATCCCTATCAAATATATCACAAGAAGATTTAATCGCAACTACACTAGTCCTAGAAGCAAGAGGTGAAGGTATAAAAGGGATGCAAGCAGTATATGAAGTTATAATGAACAGAGCTAAAAAAGAAGGTAAATCTCCTTCAAAAATAGTTTTAGCTCCTAAACAGTTCTCTTGCTTCAATGGAGCTAATGTACCTGCTTTAGTCAATAAAGCTAAGACACAATTCAAAAAGTCATTTGATTTAGCTAAACAAATAGTAAGATCAAAACCTACAAACTTAACAAATGGTGCTAGATGGTACCATACAACTAATATAAAACCATCTTGGGCTAAAAATTTACTTCAAAGTGGTTCAAAACCAATAACTATCGGCCGGCACGTCTTTTATTCTTCTTCCCGCGCCCGTTAAGTTTAGGTAATCTAAATACGTTTGGTTGAGCAGCTCCACCCCATACTTTAATATCACCTACAGGATTTTTGGCTACATTTAAATTAGATGCCATAGCACCCTGTGACGGGTCTCTAGGTCTAGTACCGTAGTTGGTTATAGGACCGTCTACTAAAGGAGCTCTTCTAGCTTCAGTTACTTTTTCTTTTTTGCTTTTTTTTTGCCTTTAATAGCAGAAGAAACTTTCTTACGTCTGTTAAGAAGATAGTCATCCGTCTTATCTACTTTACCATCATTGTTTACGTCAGAATCTTCACGTCCAACAGGGTCTAACTTCTTAGCTTCAGTCAAAAGATTGTTCACCAAATCATTGAATTTCATGATAATATTTATACAATCTACATATGAATAAAAGTAAAAAGGTGATATGTGTAGTTACAGGTAAGAGTGCTACATTTGCAGGCAGTTATTTAGAGAAACTATTAAAAGAGTATGGTGATGAAAGTAATTTGCAAAAAATGTATGTTAGTAAAGAAGTTAAAGCTTTTCTAAAGAGAGGTTATAAGATTAACGATATCCGTAAACTGTTGAATGTTCCTGAAGATGATGACCTACCTCCAAAAGATGTAATTCAGAAACTTGAAGAAGAGTATCAGAAAACTCCCGTAAAAGTTAATGACACATCTAGTGCAGTTAATGTATTAACATCCTTTACTTTTAATAAATCAGACGAAGATGTTGAAAACTTCATTAACAATCATATAATCAAATCGAAATAACAATGAAACACTTACTGACTTACAACGGTAAAAATTCTATACGAGTTATGAATACTAAAGGGCAGACTTTAAAGATATTTTCAACTGATGGAGATATTATGAGTGTAGACAGTAGTGATGATTTGGGATTTGTAAACGTAACAAAAAATAATAGTAGTAAAACGTATGTTTACGATTTGAAGAGAGCTATTTTAACGAAAGTATTTGCATCATGATAGATATTGAATTAATTGATAAGCCAGTGGATATTGACGATTATAAAGTTTTAGATCGTAGTTGTTTTCCTGTTTTGTTTTTAGGTTTCATTATTAAGAATGAATACGATGATAAACGTATTGTCTTAAACAAGACCTATAACCCAGTAAAAATTCTTCACAAACAAAAAGCTTTTAAAGGCATTATTTTAACATCTAATAGCAATGTTAAGTCGCTTATTAATACTGTCAAAAAGCAAGAAAAGATTCACATCACATTACCTCTTTATGAAAACATTTTAACTCAATACGGTTTTACATGTAGAGAGACCTACGGATCTTTTTCAGACAACATCTATCCTATAGATTTTGATAATCTTAAAAAGGTATCTGATGACAGTTTCAATACCGATAAAAAAATATTCCAACATTTACTATGTCTGGATGAGAAAGTTTTTGATTTCCAAAAATTTGCAGCATTAAAATTATTTTTATTAACATAATTTTTTTCTGTGTTCACCCTATAAATAATTTTCCTATGAGCGTCAAAGCACTATCTGATTACACAATTTACGCAAAATATGCGCGTTACTTACCTGAGAAAAAGCGCAGAGAGTCTTGGGATGAGATGGTTAACCGCGTTTTTGATATGCATTCTACTAGATATCAAAATGCAATTAACAGTCACCCAGAACTCGTTAAAGAATTAGAGTTTGCTAAAACTCAAGTAAAAAAGAAAAGGGTGTTAGGGGCTCAACGTATATTGCAATTTGGCGGTGAACCAGTCTTTAAACATAATGCAAAAGTATTTAACTGTAGTTTTGGATATATTGATCGTCCTGCTGCATTTTCTGAAGCAATGTATTTGCTTCTTTGTGGGTGTGGTGTTGGTTTCAGTGTACAGCATAAACACATTAATAAGCTGCCTAACGCTTATGCTACTACTAAAGGCAGAAAAGTGTTTACTCCAGAAGATAGTATCGAAGGATGGTCAGAATGCGTTAGAGTGTTGGTGGAATCGTTTCTTGTCAAAGATTCTGAATTCTTTGGATATGATATCGAATATGATCTTTCGACAATCAGACCAGAAGGAGCTTTAATTGCTGGTCAGTTTAAAGCTCCTGGACCAGAAGGTCTTAGAGCAGCGTTAGAGAAAGCTCGTAAGATCATTCTCAACAGACTGCATAATAAAGATTCCGTTAAACTACGTTCTATTGATGTTTATGATATGATTATGCATTTCAGTAATGCAGTTCTATCAGGTGGTGTTCGTAGATCAGCCACTATCTGTCTGTTCAGTAAGACCGATAGTGAAATGATGAATGCTAAAACAGGTTCTTGGTTTATTGATAATCCTCAGAGAGCTAGATCTAACAATTCAGTCTTACTTGTTAAAGATGAGGTGACTAAAGAAGAGTTTACAAAGCTTATCGAATCAACAAAACAATTCGGTGAACCAGGATTTGTATTCGCAGAAAATGAAGATTGTGGGTATAACCCTTGTGTAGAAATCGGTCTGTATCCTCAGACGGAAGATGGTCGTAGTGGATGGCAATTCTGCAATCTCTGCGAAATTAACGGTAAGTACTGTGATACAGAAGAAAAGTTTTTACAGGCTTGTAGAGCTGCTGCTGTTATTGGTACTTTACAGGCTGGATACACAGACTTCAAATATTTGTCAAAAGAGACAAAAGAGATTACCGATAAAGAAGCTTTGTTAGGTTGCTCTATAACCGGTATTATGGATAACCCAGAAATTCTTCTCAATCCAGAAATTCAACGTAAAGGTGCTCAAGAGATTAAGAAGATGAATAAGAAGATTGCTAAGTTGATTGGTATAAATGCAGCTGCTAGAACTACTTGCGTTAAACCAGCTGGTAGTACTTCTTGTGTGTTAGGTACAGCTTCCGGTATCCATCCTCACCACGCAAAACGCTATATCCGTCGTGTGCAAGCAAATCATCTTGAATTTCCTCTTCAGAAATTCGAAGAAATTAATCCTCTTGCAGTAGAAACTTCTGTATGGAGTGCTACACAAACTGATAAAGTTGTATCGTTTCTATGTGAAGTACCAAAAGGGGCTGTTACAAAGAATAATTTGAAAGCTGTTGATCTATTAGAGAAAGTTAAATTGACTCAACAGAATTGGGTAGAAGCTGGTACTAATAAAGAGCTTTGTGTTTCACCTGCTCTTAGACATAATGTCAGTAATACCATTACGGTAGCAGAAGATGAGTGGGACGTTGTTAGAGATTACATCTACACAAATAGAAAATGGTTTGCTGGAATCTCTCTTCTATCTGCTTCTGGTGACTTAGATTATCCACAGGCACCTTTTGCAACTGTTCTTAATGCAAAAGAGATAGTAGAAGAGTATGGTGATGCTGCAGTATTTGCAAGTGGGTTAATTGTTGATGGATTGCATGCTTTCAAGAACAACTTATGGGCTGCCTGCGACAGTGCTCTCGGTATAGGTGAGAAAATTAAAGATTGCCCGCAGAGTGATTCGCAATGGAGAAAGCTTGATTGGAATAGACGTTTGCATCAATTTGCAGATAGATATTTCAATGGTAACAAACGTAAAGCTACTCACTGTCTAAAGCATGTCTCCCTTTGGAAGACATGGTGCGACTTACAGAGAGAATATAAGGAGATAGATTGGTCTACTGTAGTAGAAGAGAATGAATCACATGTAGATGCAACAACGTTAGGAGCTCAAGCTTGTGCAGGAGGTGCATGTGCAATATGATTCAATTCTTTTTAAACTTGATCCCGGTGATTCATACGGCTTTTATGACAGGCATGGTAACAGATATCTATGCCTGTCAGATAAAGAATACATTATTCTTTGTAAAAAGCTCATTTTGCAATTACTTCTAAATGGTAGATAATTTAGTAGGCTCGTACTGTGTGTGTAATAATGTACAGTACGAGCATATAATAAACGTTGTTGAATCTAACAAAGATATTCTAAACGTAGAACATGTTCAAAATCATGTAGTTTGCTGTACTAAATGCAAGTTATGCAAACCTGATATTGAAAAAATAATACAGCATTTTAGAATAAAAAATAAATAATTTTGTATGACTAAACTAACTACATACTACAATCCAATAAACGCGCTTGAACGGCTAGTAAATGAGCAGTTCAACTTAATGCCTGTCTTCCATAACTTGGAAGACATTTACCGTACCGGTGACACGGTACGTTTTAACAGTACAGAGACACATATGAATGTAGAAATCGATCTACCAGGTGTTATTAAAGAAGACACTGAAATGAAGGTAGATAGTGATGAAAGAGAAATCTACATTAAAGCTAAGAGAACGGTGCAAGATCAGCAAGGCAAGAAAACCTTTACTTTAAACAGGAGCTTTACTGTTGGTAAAGATTACCAGCTTGAGAATATAACCGCTTCTCAAAAAGATGGTGTGCTTACCATTACAATACCGAAGAATAAAAAGACACCAGTTAAGTTGATACAGATCACGTAATACTAGCCGGGCAGAAATGCCCGGCTTTTTTTATCGTTTAATATATTCTTTGATGTAATTTATATCGCGTTTAATAATTTCGATATCACTATCCATCTTTAATATCTTGTCAGAATATATAACAGTACCGTTTGGAGTAATTAAGTTAGAAATGCGTGAATCTATAAGTTTTAACATATTCATTACACTATCCATCTGTCTTTCTGAACTAGATGTTTTCTGCTCTAATACAAACACTCTTTCTTCTAAGTTATGGTACTTATCTAATGATACGTAACTTGAATTTAACCAAAACACGAAAAACGATAATACAGCTATACCTACAACTCTAATAATATTAACAACGCTAAATAAAGTATTAATAGAAACATTATCGTTGTTATCTGACATATAATTATTTATTTTTTCTCGTGTATTCTCTGTGTGGCTGGTACAATATTATTGCTGTTTAACTCACTTCCAGATATTCTTACTTCCTCATTACTGTTGAATAACGTGAGAGGTAAGTTTGGAAATACATGTGAATGAGGTGCTAATTTAATACAATCTGGTGTAACTTCATCTCCTATAGTGATTGTACCTAAGATATCTATAAAATTAAGCCCACCGGGTGTATAACTCATTAAATTACTAGGTCCTCCAGAGTTAGTTACTGAGTTACCTAACCCTCCTAAAGCTACCCCTTGTAATCTAATAGTAATAGGTAAGGTAGTACCACCAACTATGGAACCGAAAACTGTTGTAGGTTCAGTTACTTGATATTCTTTCGGTGCTGTAATATGCTGTACAAACATCTCACCTTCAACTGATAAAGCTCCACCAACGATAATATTTTTTGATACACCTAAATTGCTATCAACAAACACCTGTCTATTGTTTTTATTTTTAAGTCTTAATATATTAGCTGATATATTTATGGTGTTTGAATCTATATTAACTTCATTTTCACTTACTAGATTTAATTGTTCACCAGCTATGTTAGTTATAGTACCGGTTATGTTAGTAGGTCCAATAGACTTCAAATTTAAACCACCGGCACCAACTAACACATTAAATCTATTACAAACATTTAAAGTGTAGTTACCACCGGGTAAATCTTGAACGTGGGTGTATTCTAATAAAGGACTTTCTTTGTAATTTACATATGTACCTTTTTTATCAATTAACATTTCATTTGATAGCATTTTACCAACTTCATCATATCTAAAGCTACCAAAATCATTTACCTCCATACCTATAGTTTCTATCTTATGTTTAGTGATTTGTATTATTTCACTACCACCTATACCTAATTTGCTTTCTATATCTGCTAATTGAGTCATAGCAGCTTGCATTAATGTAGCTATATTTTCTTTTCTTAAATCTGGAGCCCATACTCCATTTTCAGACGATGTACTAGCACCTACACCACCTGTACCCCAGACAACTCCACTTTCACCTTGATATCTTATAGCATCAAAAGAAGAAGGGGTAAAAATAGGTTGAGTAGTAGCTGGTATACTACTATCAAACAGTCTAGATGGACCATCTATCACAGAATTGGACACAGAATTAATAGTTGATGGCACGGTTATAGAATTATTTTCTAAACACCAATATAAATTAGTACCTTGCAATACAGGGTGCGGTGCAAATGTACCGACTCTTGTTTGCATTAAACTGTTGCGTTTAATAACTAAACGGCCTGACGGATCGTAAACGTTGTTAGGGACTGCTCTTTGAATTTCAAATAGTTGTTTATTATCCTGAATAGGAGCTACAACACTTTTCCATTCTCTAAAAGCATCTGCATTTAAACTGCCTACCTTTTTATACTTATCTCTGACAATAATCTCATCTAAATTTTTACCCGTATACTCATTTTTAAATCCTCTTACAGTGGAATACTCATCATTTAATACTAGTTTTTGATCGTTGTTAGTAGCTAGTTCTATGTTAGCTTGATTATTAAATTCTTTAAATGAGCCAGAGTAATGAGTAAATTTAATGTTCTCTTTTAAATCTGTATTAGTAATTTCTATTGAACCGCCTTTTTGATTTATAACATACTTGTTTCTATATGTTTCAACATTATCGTTATACTCAATGCTATTTTCAAATGATCCTGGATAATCTACACCGGGTGTTTCATAACTTTCATATATACCTCTCCAATCTACCTCACCATATGCAACAGCAAAATATACAGGTTGTGTTGGATTGCCGTCTCTAAAAAATACCCAAACATGTGAACCGACAGCAGGTATACCAAATGCACCTTTAGCTCGATTAGAATAAGTTGAAGGTACATATTCGTATGAAAGAGGATTAGGTCTATTTACATTGTTACTAGCTTTGGTAAATGCATCTGAAAGTCTATTATCTGTCTTTTCGTAGAATGCTCCTGGCTTACCAGGGGTTGCACTAGCGTCGGTTGTTGTGCTGGAAAATTCAGAATAGTAATTAGCATCAGATATACCTCCAAAAGAGTGGAATGAGTTAAATCTTCCACTACTATTTTCACTGGTTAATGGAGCTGCACATTGAGCCCATGGTAATATGTTTTTTAATTCCTGTATAATTGTTGTGACATTTTCATCACCATTTATACCTTGTATAGATTCTGTTAGTGCTGAATATAAATTAGCTCCAGGGAAGTTAAATTTTTTATTTAGCTTTTCTTCAACCCATCTTTTATAAACAGTACCACTTATATGCGGTACAAATACTTTAACTTTACCCATCCTATCTGGGTCGTTATTTTGTACAACTAAACCTACATAATTGCCGTAATATTCTTTCATCTTTTAATTATATATTTTTCATTTTCGATGTATAAAAACTTAGGTGTAGAGTCGTTTTTAATATCATTTTCTATACGTATTTGTTCTGCTAATCTAGCAGCTTTAATTTGAGGATATTTACTATTAGAATAGTAATTCATTACACCTGATAAACGTTCCCTTAAAATATCCAAAAGTTGTAGTCTAGATAATTGAGTTAAATCTCTAACCGGCCTTTCATATACGATATCGTAATCTATTTGTGTTGACAGTGTTTGCATTTTATCTACTGTCTTGACTTGTTTTTCGTTTATTTGTTTATTACTTGGTGTGGCAACAGCGGCAGTTGCAGTCACAGCTAAAGTAGCTTCTGTTTGAGCATTTATTAATGCTGTTCGAGTTTCTATATTTTCTGATGCCTGTTTTGCTAAATTATTTGATAGTTGAACATTACCGGCTGCTTGTTGTATATCTGTTTGTAGTAAAGATGTTTCGTAAGCTTGCGTAATTCCGTCTTTTATTGCGGTAGTTTCACATTCAATAGCTTCATAAACAGCTTTAGCAGTTTTAGCTAAAACTTGTGCTGTTTTCTCAAAAGCATTTATAAAACTTCTGCCTAAATTTTTTAGATTATTAGCTATACCTTTAATTTGATTTACCGTAGCCCCTATTTGACCAGTAACTGCATTTATAGCATTATCAACTGCCGCAGTTACTTGTTGCTTTATATTATCTTTTACGCTATTTAAACTATTACCAACATCAGCAACTCTTTGAGATAATGATTTACCTTGCAAAGCAGAAGGAGTAATACCTTTTAAAGCCTGGTCTACAGCAGATACGCCAGGTATATTTTTTAACTTCTCTAAGCAAGACATATAATTATTTAACCAAACATTGATTTTATCAAAGAATTACTATAATAGTGTATGGGTAATAAAATTTTAGTTTCACACGAATCTCCTATTTCAATTCTTAAAAACTCTCTAGTGTATAATGACTATGACTATGCATTAGTACATCTATTTGAGAAACACTCCGAATATTATAATTTTTTTAAGCATTCATTACTCAACAATAGAGATGTTCTTTTAGATAATAGTATTTTTGAGTTAGGTAAAGCTTTTGATAGCAAAAAGTTTGCAGGGTATGTAGATAGTCTTAAGCCAACATATTATATCGTGCCTGATGTGTTGGAAGATGCTTACGAGACTGTAAATAGTTATGTTAAGTTTGTAAACGAATACAAGAATTTACCGGGGGTAAAGATTGGAGCCGTGCAAGGTAAGACTTATGATGAACTAGTAGATTGTTATAGGTTTATGTCAGAAAATGCCGATTATATTGCAATCAGTTTCGATTTTTCTTATTATATTATTACTGGTAGAGGTAGAAACAAACTTGAACGTTGGTGTAATGGTAGACAGCAATTTATTAACCGTCTTATTCAAGACGGTTTTTGGAATTGGAATAAACCGCATCATCTACTCGGGTGTTCATTAGCTAAAGAATTTAGATATTATGTTGACAATAACATTTATAATATTAGGAGTTGTGATACGTCTAATCCTGTCGTGGCTGGTATTCAAGGATTGAGATATAATAGTGATTTTGGGCTCAATGATAAACCAACTGTGAAATTAGCAGACTTAATTGAACATAAAGTTAATGATACTGAGATGGATAACATCTATTACAATACTACAATGTTTAAGTCTATTCTACGCAGATGATTATTTCATTTACAGGTGCACAGAGTTCAGGTAAAAGTACTCTTCTTAATAAGATGAAAGAAGATGTATATTTCAAAGACTGGCATTTTGAGCCTGAAATAACTAGAAGTTTAAAAGAAAGGTATAGTATTTCTATTAATGAGCATGGTACTAGCTTTACTCAAATGATGACTATCAACAGTCATGTTGATAACTTTTTGAGAAATAAAGATAGAGATTGTGTGTTTGATAGATGTGCGTTGGATGGATTGGTGTATACAACTTATATTAGTTATAAGCAAAATTTAGATCACAGACTTGGTCATTATGCTGAATATGTTTTTGAGCAATTGAAAGGTAGATATGATTTAATGTTTTATACTGATCCATCGATACCGTTGGTTGATGATGGTGTGAGAAGTATTGATATTGAATTTAGAAACAAAATTATCGATCTTTTTGAATACTATATCAGTGAGTATAAATTGAACAATATTGTTAGACTATCTGGTGGTGTAGAAGAAAGATACTCTATTATCAGATCTACTATTGAAAAATACAAACCAACAATTAAACTTTAATATGAATCAAGTACTAGACAATTCAAACATCAGTGTGCATCTTGGTAAGGTATCTCAATACAAGAGTACATACGATAGTTCTCTTCTTGTAAAAGAACCAAGACAGAATAATCGCACGTATCTAGGTATCAAAGATGATAGTTTGCCTTTCGTTGGATTCGATACTTGGAATGCATATGAATGTTCTTTTCTACTCGATAATGGTTGTCCCGTTACAGGTGTAGCTAAGATAAAGTATCCATGTGATAGTAAGTATATCGTTGAAAGTAAGTCTATTAAACTGTACTTCAATAGCTTTAACATGGAGAAGATGGGATCGTCTTTTCATTTAGCTATTGATAAGTTTACTAAGATAGCAAGTGCAGATCTATCTAAACTGTTAGACACTAAAGTGTCAGTTGGTTTTATTACACCGCAAGAATACGATACAGTAAAGGTAAATGCTCATGCAGCGTACGAAAAATATTACTACAATACGCTAGAAACATCTATAAATGAAAAGGATATTGTATCAGCAATGTTTGACACTTTTCAAGAAACACCTGATCTTTTAAAGAGTGAAGCAGTATATAACTTAGCAGTAGAACATAACTTCCACTCTGCATTACTTAAGAGTAATTGCCGTGTCACTAGTCAGCCAGACTGGGGTGATGTGTTTATCCATTATGTCGGCAAACATAGCATCGATAAACTTAGCTTGTTGAAGTATATTGTTTCGTTTAGAAGTGAATGTCATTTCCATGAAGAAATTTGTGAATGCATTTACAAACGTTTGTATGATAAGTTTGAACCAGAGGAGCTGTTTGTTATGTGTTTGTATGCAAGACGTGGTGGTATTGATATTAACCCTGTTAGAGCAAATAATTCTAACGTTCTATATAAGTATTCTAGTAATCTTTCAAACGTTTCTACTCCACACGTCAAGATGTCTAAGCAATAAATATTATTAATGGACTGCATTCTCAATGGGGTTAATTTACCGGCTGTTAATTCTAACAACAACATCCTCTTTGTAGATAACTACAAAGAGGTGTTTTTCGATATTTATAATGTCGAAATTAACGGTAAATCTTTTATTGCAGAATTTGTTGATAATACTAGAACAGGTCCGCTAGTAAGAATTAAAGACTTTACACTTGGTGATAAAGTTTATCATAATGTAACTTTTTTACTAGTAAAAGAAAAAGCAGATGTAAGAGTTCATCTAAACGAATCCAACGTAACACAAGCTAACTATTCACCTGTACCGAAATTAATACACCACGTTCCTGCTAAAATAGATAAGCTTATAACTGAAAAAGTTCAGACACCAGTAGACACTTCAGTTCAAAAGGAAATAACAAAACTAAAAGAACAAGCTCTACTAGATATAGAAAAGCAAAAACAGCAATTATCTCTAATTAAAGAACAAACAGAGTATGCTAATAAAATTGTTGATTCAAAATTAGAAGAATATAAAACTAAATTACTTGAGCACTTCTACCATGTAATAGAAGAGAATAAAGATGTATTTGTTACAGTTGCAGAGAAAAAATTAGAAGATATAGTTGCGGAATTAAAACAATTAAATTCAAATGATATTGCAGAAAAATCATCTACTATAATATCTGAGCATACCCAAAAACTTACCAATCTATTTGAACAAGAAAAAGAAAAAATATTAAATGTAGTATTAGAAAAAGCATCAACAGATTTAACGAGTTTAATAAATGATATTGATACAAGATTAGAAGCAAACTTTAAGTTATCTGCAAAAGAGCTTTCAAGTGATATTGACAAGCAAGTAAAGTTAATAAAAGAAAGTAATCAAGAAACATTTAATAATATAAACGATAACATTAAACTCTCAGTTAATGAGAGTGAAAATAAATTAATCGAACAATATTTAAAAATAGCGGGTGACGCTAAACAGGATTTTGAAAAATCAGCTACTGCATTAGTAAATGAAGCATTAGCTAATATAAAAATTAGTAATGATAAGTTTGTTTCAGAAGAGAGTAACAAAATATTTGAACTCAAATCTTCTGAATTGCATAAGCTAATTAACGATAATAAAACAGACTTATCTTACGAGATTAGTGAAAAAATTGCAACATACTCAGATGAATTAGGTAAAAAAATAGAAACAAAAGTAGCAGATGTATCAAAGACATTAACTGAAGAAGTTAAAACTACATTTGAAACAAAATATTCTACTTTTGTAGAAAGTACTAATAAGATATTTCAATATAAACTAACAGAGTTAGTAAAAGAAATAGATTCCAATAAGTCTAATCTTTTTTATCATATAGAAGAAAAAGTTTTAGAATACACTAACGATCTGAAT